CATGTAAAAGTTACATCTTTCGCTAAGAAGAATCCTACTTATTTAAATTATGAAACTTATTTGGCTTGTGGAATTAAAGTTGATGGGTTATCGGATATTATTTTAAAATAATTGGTTATTCTAAGAAAGTTTAAATAAATTATTGTATCTTTGTCAAAACAATTAGAATGAAAAAATACCTATTAACAATATTCGGAGAATTTAAATCCGATGAAATTTGTAAAGAAATTGCAATTGCCTTAACACCAGTGGTTGATTCACCAAACCTTAAGTTTCAATTTACGAAAGGTGTTTTAATTTTTCACTTTGCTTCTGAAATGGACATGAGTGATATACATGAGTACTTGGAAATGACATCTTATGATTTATATGAGTCATTCATTTTGTCAGAGTATACTGACAAAGTGTCAGTTTTTATGACAGAGGAAAACAAGAAACATTTGTTTAATTTGGATAAAAATGATACTAATAATGGTATTGAATTGGTATTAACACCTAAGAATGGTATTCAGTATATGGATGAGGATGAAGATGATGAGTTCGTGGCACTTCTTTTGAATGAAGTTAAGAATCACATAAAGACCCCAACTTTAGATCAATTACTTGAAAAAATTAAAAATGAAGGAGTTGGTAATCTAACACCATTTGAAAAAGGAACCTTAGATAACTACAGTAAAAATTAATATATGAAAGAAAAATCAACAATACCAATTAACCAAGAAGAAATTACGGGATATCTTAAAGACATCCGCAAACTACGAGTAATGACACCTGAACGTGAGAGAGAACTTGCGGAAAGAATGTTATCGGGTACCACAACTGAAACTGAGAAAAAACAAATTTATCAAGAGTTGTTGGAGGGTAATCTACGTTTTGTCATCACTGTTAGTAAACAATATCAGAATCAAGGATTAGATTTATCTGACCTTATTGCTGAAGGTAATTATGGTTTGATGAAGGCAATTGAAAATTTTGATTGGACGAAGAGGTTGCGATTCATATCTTATGCTGTTTGGTGGGTTCGTCAATCAATCTTGCAGTCACTAAACGAAAATGCAAGGACCATTCGTCTACCTGTTAATGTGGTTCAAGAACTGCATAGAGCCAAAAAAGAAATGGATGCTGTTGGTGTTGAACTCCCTGAAAAGTTTTCAACATTACCATATACCATTAACTACGACAACCCACTTAATGAAGACGGTGATACATTGTTGGATGTTTTGAATAATCCAAATGCCGAACTTGCGGATGCTAATTTATCAAGTGAAGAAACATTAAAGGAAAAGTTATTGGAAATGTTGAATGTTTTGGATAACCGTGAACGTATTATCATTGAAGATTATTTTGGTCTATCAGGTAATACTAGAACATTAGAAGATATTGGCGGTGACTTTTCTTTAACTAAAGAAAGGGTAAGACAAATCAAGGAAAAGGCTTTACGAAAACTACGAAACGAGACTGGTAGTTTATTCGATTATTTGTAAAACTAATTTAAGGGTGTATTTATTAAGTACACCCTTTATATTTAGGGTAAATTTAAAAATAAAAACTATGAAAAATTTTATACAAAAAAACTTTACAGTTATTGTACTGGTAATTGCATTACTTAGTTTCTTCAAAAGTTGTGGAGACGGAAGAGAGTTAGCTAAAATAAGAAAAGAAATTGAAGCGATTAAAGATTCGACTTACACTAAAAAAGAATTAGATAAAGAATTGAAAATTATGGGATTGGAATCAGAAAAAAGAATGATTCAAGCGACTGATAGAAAATTATTGGACGTTCAAAGACAAACTCAAATTGAAGAGGAAATTAAAAAACTAACTTCAAAGTAATATGAATTGGATTCAAAGAAATTTTAAAAAAATAATTTATGTTGCGTTCTTGGTGCCGATTTTAACGGTGGCTGGTGTGTCAATATCCCACGTAACTTCTTGGTATGGTTTATCCAATCCATTTAGTTGGGCAATTTATTTGTCTGTAGGTATTGAGATTGCTGCCTTGTCAGCACTTGCTGCAATATCAGCTCAGATGGGTAAAAAAGTATATTTCCCATTCGGGATTGTAACCCTTATTCAGTTTATTGGTAATATCTTTTTTGCTTATCAATACATTGATGTAAATTCACAAGCATTTAAAGATTGGATTGATTTGGTTGACCCAATTGTTTCTTATCTTGGTGTTGAATCAGGCGACCCTGTTGGTCATAAAAGATTCTTGGCATTATTTGCTGGTGGTATGTTACCAATTATATCATTGTCTTTTCTTCATATGTTAGTTAAATTTGAAGAAGAAGAAAAGAAAGGTGGTAATAATTTATCACAACCTGTTGTTGGTATAGATGAATTGAGTATTGAAGCAGGTAAAAGAGAAGCTGAAATTGAAAAAGAAAAATATACACCAACTCAAGAAGATTTAGAAAGACTTGAGAAGGAACTAATTAGGGTTAACGAACAAAAGTTTGGAAGTTTAGTTGAACAAATCCAAACAGAACCGATTGAAGATCCGGAGATTAAAAGATTAAGTTACATAAGAAGAGATGCTTAATATTGAAAAATACGGAAACTTCAAAACTACTGGCAAACAAAAAAAGAAAAAACAAATCATCTTGTGTCATACTTCAAGGGAGGTTGAGGAATACTTAGCCTCCCTTAAATATAGATACAATTCTACGTACGATAAAATCCCAAACTACGTCATAACCAAAAATGGAACAGTTTTACAACTGTTACCCAACAACGGATATACCAATTTTTTTACTGAAGACAACATAAACAAAAACTCAATTGTGGTTTGTTTAGAGAATTTAGGGTGGTTAGAAAAGAAACCGCTAACAACCTATCATATTAACTGGAAAGGAAGTATTTATAATCAACAGGTTTACGAGAAAAAATGGAGGGACTTCTTCTTTTGGGAACCATACACAACCAATCAGATTGAAAAAACTGCTGAGTTATGTGGTTACCTGATAAATGAATTCCAAATTAAAAAAAATTGTGTAAGTCATAACACTAAGATTGACGGTGTTGAGAATTTTGAAGGAATTGTTTCAAGAAGCAATTTTAACGAAAAATACACAGATTTAAATCCATCATTTAACTTTGAAAACTTTACAAAACTAATAGAAAATGGGTAATTTACATAACGACAGGTACGACGAAATAAAATCGTTGATTAAAAAATCAAAAATGTTATTTGAGCAAGATACTCAAGATAACATGGCGGCAAGTATTGAAAGTAGAATAGAACAAGATACTGAATACGAGACCGCGGTAGATGACAAGGAAGAAGGTGAAACTCAAACACCTAAGGATAAATCACAAAAATATAGAATATCAGGTGGTATTTTGGCCTTACATGGTAAAGGCAGAAATGATTTGGATATTACAACTGACGAAAAAGTTGCATTCCAAGAAACCATGGATGAATTCGTAGAGGAAGTTTCTGACTTGGCCGACTTTAATACATTAAATGTTTATACAAATAATGTTGATTGGTCGGGTAAAATCATTGACCAAGATATTGAGTTCACATTCACAATTGGTGAAAACAGTGGAATCTATATTAACGGTGAAATGATGAAGGTTGATGAAGATTTCTTAGATATGATAAATAAACTTCAACAATTTTACCAAAAATTTAAATCTAAATGGGGTAAAGTTTTGGCAAATAGAAAGAAAACTAAAGAATCACCAAAATAATGGAAACAATTAAAAATTTTGTAATTAAAAATTATGATACAATCTTATCGGCACTGATAATATTGTTTATATTGTATTGGGCTATGACTATGTCAAACACAAGTACAATGAGCGCTATTGATAAAGCTAAACTTGATTCATTAACAAACGTTGTTAATGAACTTAACAAAGAACAAGATATCTTAGAAGATAAAATTGAACTTATTGACGAAGAAGTTGAAAAGATTGATGATAACATTTCAAAGATAAAAACAAATAAAACAAAAACAGGAAAAAAATATCATGAAGAAATTAATCGTGTTGATAAGTATTCTGAGCCTGAGCTTGACGGCTTTTTCTCAAACAGGTACAAATAATCAACCAACTAAATGTTTTCCTATACCAGTTGTTAAGCAAATCACTAAAGATTTAATTAGCGGTGATTCTGCTAAAGCTCAGTTAAAATTAACAGAACAACAATTGTTAGAAACAGAAAACAAAGTTGTTATGAAAGATAGTGTTATAAGTTTATTAAGGGTTAAAGAAAATAACTATCAAACAATCATTGGCGCTCAAGACCAAAAATATTCAATCTTAGAGGACCACACAAAGAAAGTGGAGTTAAATTTAAAAAAAGAAAAAATCAAAAATAAATTTACATCTGGTTTGGCCGGCATTGCCATTTTAACATTAACCTTTTTATTAATAACAAACTAATGGCACTTACATCAACCGAAAAAAACGAAATTGAAGTGATGATTCGTAAAGAGATTAGAAACTTTATGGACAATAACACAATTAAACAATTTGAAGACAAATTATTAGACAGAATCTCCAAAGAAATCAAGCGAGGTAAACTTGAAGGTGATGTTAAAGATATAACCCTAAGAATGTTCCGTGAATTCTACCAATTTATGTGGATGAACCGTGGTTATTGGGAACCAAGACTTAAAAATGCTTAACTATGAATAATTCTACAACTGAATTTAAAAATGCGATTGATAAAGCATATACTACTCAACCAAATGTTAAATTAAATACCACAACAATTGGTGATGCTTTAAAATATAAATCATCATTTACTGAAGAGTTTGATGATGATGGTAATAAGTATGAAACTTTTTTAAATAAAAAGATGAATACCAAAAAAATTGATGAGGAAAAATTAAAAGGTGGTTTATCTGATAATAAAACTATTGAAGATATCGCAAAAAAACACGACAAAAAAGGTTATTATGATATCAAAAATATGGTTTCTTCTTTGAAAAAAGAATTAAGTATGGGTATTAAAGTTGAAATGGAACACACTAAAGATAAAACCAAAGCAAAAGAAATCGCCATGGACCATCTTTGGGAAAACCCAACTTACTATTCTAAATTAAAAAAAATAGAAACAAAAGAAGCTACAGGATCAGGTTCATCAGGTGCGTATTCAGGACCTGTTTTTGGTGGAGATAATCAGTTTTGGGAAAGAAGTAGATCTGAAAACCCAAAATTAAAAGAAAGTGAAGTTGATAAAGTTGAAGCTAAAGAGGCAACAACATCTGGATCCGTTGGTGGTTATGAATCACCATCTATGTGGGCTAAATCAACAAGTAAAAAAGATTGGGGTCCAAGTAGAAAGACTCAAATACCTGGAGGAGGATTTGTAAAAATTAAGAAGAAATGTACCAAATTTCCATATTGTAATCAGGGTGATATTAATAACCTTAAAATTAGTAAAAACGAATCAGTTAAAGAAGCTATTGAAAACGTGGCTAAAAAACTTGGGGTTAGTAAAGACGTTATCATGACTATTTTAGAACATGAGTATGAAAACGTAGGTAAAAGAATAAAATAAAGATATTTATAATAAAAAATACAAGATGAAAAACTTTCAAGAAAATATTGATAAATTAGTCTCAAAGATTTTAAATGAAGAAATTGAGACTAAAGTTAAACATATCACAGAGACAAAAGGTCAATGGGAAGAAATTAAAATGGATGAGGAACTTAGTGGTAAACAGTCCAAAATTGATGTTGCCGAACCTAAAGGTAAGATAACTGCCGCAGATTTTAAAAAACTAAGAGACGCTAAAGCACATAAAAAAGAAGTTGAAGAAATTTACACTGGTTATGATTCTGAAGAGGAAGAAGTTGAAAAATTATCTCAAAATGAACCAACATATGTTGGTAAAGGTTTAGCTGATAATAAAATTAAAAACAAAATTAGAAACAAAATGTTTGGTTCATTTGATGATGGACATGGTTGGTTTGACCAATCTGACAGAGAACATACAGGTGAATTTGATTTTGATTACGATGAAGAGGAGTTTGAAGACTTTCCATCATTAATGGATAAACACGGTAAAAATCAAAGATGGTTTGCACCAAATGATGGGGAAAAATTCTTTAATCAATATAAAGATAAGTTCGGTGGAAAACCGTTTAGAGTTAGAATTGCTAAAGGGTTGGAAGAAGAAGCTGAGACTGAAGAAGGTAATGCGTTTACAGGAGCTTTAGCTAAGGCTAAAAAATCTGGTGATGATAGTTTTGAAGTTGATGGTAAAGAATATAATGTTAATGAATCTGAAGACAAATGGATTCAAAAAACTAACATGAAAAAAGGTGCGTTACATAAAGCGTTAGGGATTCCTGAAAGTCAAAAAATATCTAAAACTAAATTAAACTCAATTAAGAAAGATTTAATGTCTAAAGCTAAAGGTGATAAAAAATTATCTGATGCGGATTCTAAGTTGTTAAAACAAGTTAACATGGCATTAACATTAGGAAATATTAATGAGAGTAAAAATACTTTATCGTTAACAGAGAATGAGTTAATTGATATGATTGAAAATATTGTTAAAGAACAAACAGTTAAAGACTCATCAGAAAAAAATAATTTTGGTGTTAATAAACCTCAAGGTTTAAAGAAAACTGAAAAAGCTCAAGGTGAAAGTCAAAAAGAAAATGACAAGTATGCTAAAGAAGTCGTTAAGAAAATGAAAGATTACATGAAAGACATGTATATGGGTGGAGGAAGTTATGATGAAAATCCTGACGATTTCCCTCAAAGTAATTACGACATGGAGAAAGAACATAATGAGATGAAGTACCACCCATCAGATGCGGTTGAGGAATACATTGAAGCTTTTTCTTATCCTGGTATGACAAATCTTGTTTATGATGAAATTAAACCAGACGATGAAATGATTTCAAGACAAATTAAAGGTGATTCTAAAAACGGTAATGCTGTAAGTGGAAAAGATGGTAAAGCGTTAGGTAACGTTTCAAAAAGAAGTGAGAAGGTTGGAGAAAGATTTAAAAAGAACTTTGATGAAAATTTATATGGTGCAGAACAAATGAATGGTACTTATAAAAAAACAATCGCACCTGTTGATATTGCTGGGGGTAAAAAACAACCAGGTTCTTTAAAAAGTATTAAAGGAGGCTCAACAGGTAAAGCAAACAAAATCATGAGTCAATTGGAGTCTACAGAAGCTAAAGCAACTAAGATTATCAACGAAGATTTACAGAAAATGAAAAATTTGATATCTTATAATAGAAAAACTCAATAAAAATTCACATTTAATAAAATTAGACTATAATTCTCCATAGAAACAACATTCTATGGAGAATTTTTTTAATTGGATGACTAAGCCAATGCCTCAAGAAGAAGTTATAATATGGTTCAATATTCATAATATGAATTATGAAAAAATTGAATTGTATGGTGATATCTCTAAGTCATTAACCAAAATTATTATGGATACGTATCTCGGAGAAAACATATCTGAGACCAAAATAACGCTATCTGATGAAGATAATGCGTCTCATTTTGAATGGTGTTGGAAAAAAATGATTAATGACTTTAAAAAAGAAAATATTATTATTAAATTAAATGGTGATCACAAAGAATATTTCCAATCTTTTTTTATGGACACATTCTATAATCAATCTAAAACTAGTATAAAACATTCAATCGATAAATTTTTAAATGAAATATTTGACACTGAGGTAACATTTTCTAAATCAGATTTAGATTTATTAACAGAATTATATAAATTAATGGAAAAAAATATGGAATAAATCGTTGATTCTATTTACACCAGAAGGAAAAAACTTACTTTTTAATTATTAAAATAAACAATTACAATTTTTAAAGAAATGGAAACATTAGAACAAATTAAAGTGTTGACTGAATTACTTTCAGTAGATACTACAAAGTTTTTTGGCGGTAACAAAAGCGCAGGAACAAGAGCTAGAAAATCTGCTCAAGAGTTGAAGGCATTACTTCAACAATTAAGAGGTGAAATTTTAGAACACAACAAGACAGAAAAAAATGCATAATATTGATACAATATATCTTTTTATATTTGTTTTCACAATATTGGTGTCATTAAAAAATGTCACAAATTTTTTAGGTGCCCTGTTACAAAAAGAACCAAAACCATTGGTCTATAGTAACAGGGAACTTATCCTCTTAGGAGTATCAATTAGTTATATTATAACATATCTATTACAAAAATGAGTTTTTATAAAGAAATATTACCATTCGTTGAATATATCCATTCAATTAGAAAGTTGGAGACATATCTAAGTTTTGATATGAAGTTCCCAACTAAATGGTCTATACCTAAGAGTATAGTAGATGAAGGACAGGTTATTGGGTTTGAGGTTGATGATCAAAACTCAAAAGGAATAACATTTATTTGTCCAATTGCCGAAAAAGATATGTCAATCACTTTAGTTAAGATTGGTAAGGTAATTAAATTAAATAAAGAAAGAGAGTTAAAAGAAAGATTGTTTAAGCAAACAGTAGAACAACTAAAACAAACTTTTGAAAAAACTGATTTAGATAAATTACAGAATCTATACTTTGATTTTGATGAGGGAGACCTTGATACAGAGTTAGATACAGAATTAGAGAATGAATTAGACAATGAGCAAGACAGACAGGAGTCAACAATTACTGAATTGGTTCAATAGTGAAACACTAAAAGACAAAAGAGAGTTGGATAGACAAAAAGAAAAAATTGTTAGAGAAATAAAGGGGTTAAAAAAAGACGAGCTTTTTCCTAAGCCCGTTAAATTAAGTTTATGGAAGAGAATAAAAATAATACTTTTGGGGAAATAGAAAAATTGGCGTTGATTGCAGAATCAGTCCAAACCCTTTTTAGTGGTAAAGGTACCATTATCTTTGAATTACCTAAAGGTGAGTACACCAATGTCATTAATCACTTTAGAGAGGTTGATAGATACCACAAACAGTTTTCTATTGATATATCAGGAACCGAGTTCCATTTTATTTTGGACGAACAGGATAAGTCGTAAACTTACGATATAAAACTTTTTTATCAAATCCGTTAGATTCTAACAAACTATACAAATATTTTCGTTGAGGGGAGGAACAATCTTTAATAAAAAGACAGTCTCCCCTTTTTCTTTTAAAGAAATATGAAGATAAAGACTCAACAAATCTAGTACACTCTGATTCATTTTTTAGTGAAAATAAATCAATTTCTTCGTCTTTTTGTAGGATAACTTTGTTGTTAAGTACTGATACCATTTTTAACCCATCACCTTTTAAGTGTTTTTTAATAAATTCCTGGGCGGTAATCTTTATCTTATTTCTAACATCATAAATTAAATCTTCTTCTTTGTAATGGTTTATTGATAATATAGACATACCTCCATCTTCTAACTTAACCTTAACACTTCTACCAAACTCATCGGTCATATATACAGGTGCAGATTGATTTACGGACATTTCAATTAATCCTAATTCAAATCTACACTCTTTACCATTCTCAACTAAAACCTCAAAAATTACATCATTAGACTCTTTAATTAACTGTTTAAAATAATTTTTAGCACGAGATAAAGTTATAAACTTCTTTATAATTTTTTTTCTTGTTTTATTCTTAAATAAGACTACCAAATAGTTTGCCATATATGAATAATTATTACGAAATATTAGGAGTAAGTAAAGACGCTACTCAAGATGACATCAAAAAAGCGTACAGAAAACTCGCAATACAATACCATCCAGATAAAAACCCTGATGGCGCTGATAAATTTAAAGAAATTGCTCAAGCGTATGATATCGTTGGTGATGAGAATAAAAGAAAGGATTATGATAATCGTTTGAGTAATCCTTTTGCTGGTGGCGGTAATCAGATGTCATATGAAGATTTTATTAATCAAATGTTTGGTAATCAACAAAACAACCCATTTAACAATACCCAAAGACGAAAGTCAGCTCCTGATAAAATAATTAAAGTTCAAGTTAGTCCAATAGAGTCTTACCGAGGTTCTGATAAAACTATTAATTATATTAAGGATGATAAATGTGACATATGTAATGGGAGTGGAGGAGACCAACAAGTGTGTAATACTTGCAGAGGTGCTGGATTCCAAGTTAAAGCTTTTGGAACTGGTTTTATGACTCAACAAATTAGAACTGCGTGTGGTTCTTGTGGGGGTAGAGGATATACTTTAGTACACAGATGTTATAATTGTGGTGGTAATGGAGTTAAATCCAATGCTCGGGAAATAAATGTTAAATTACCTGTTGGTGTTGATAATGGTCAATATTTAAAGTTGGCGGATTTAGGTGACTTTAAAAATGGTGAATATGGTGATTTGGTTATTCAAATAGAAGTGGTAACTAAAGATGGATTTGAAAAAATAAATAATGACTTGGTTTACAATTTATTTTTAAATTTAGAGGAAGTTAAACAAGATACATTTACAATACCACATCCTGATGGAAATTTAATTATGAACGCGTTAAAAACATTCGACACCTCAAAACCTTTAAGATTGAGAAATAAAGGATATTCAGGTGGAGATATGTTTGTAAAACTAAATGTTAAGTTTGATAGGACTATTTAAACCAAGAAACAATATGTTTAAATAATTCAATTGTTCCGTAAATTGATATGAATAAAATATAAAAACCTAAAAGTATAGTTCCAATTTGGAATGTTCCTGGTCCTTTTTGTTTACATGTTTTACATTCGGATTTTTGTTGTTCGTAGTTTTCCATTATATTTATAATTATGTTACTTGAGCAGATTATTAAAAGAGTTCTATATCAATATCTTGATGAAAAAGAACAACACAAATATAAGAAACCTCGCAAATATAGTCAATCATATTGTGAGAAGACTCCATGTCGTAAAATGGGATTCACTCAAAAGGCGTCCTGCCGTCCATACAAAAATTGTTATAAATAATTTGCTTTTTGAAGTTTTTTTCGTATACTTGTAGAAAAGTAATTATATGATCTCATACATCGGTGGAAAATCAAAAATAGGAAAATGGATAGTTCCGTTCTATCCTGAAGATATGGAAACATATCTTGAAACTTTCGGAGGAATGTTTTGGTGTTTCTTTAACATGGACTTATCAAAGTACCCTAATCTTAAGAAGGTCGTTTATAACGACTTCAATCCACTGAATTATAATTTATTTCAGTGTATTAAAAATCCGACACTATTGTTGGAGGCGATTAATTCTATTCCTTGTCAACAATTTGGGGAAGAAATTACGCCGACTATCTATAAAGAACAATTCAATAACTTTCAATCAGAGTTGTTTGAGAGTGGATTTACAATTAACTACCCTGACTATGTGGTGGCATCAAAGTATGTTTATATTTTAACATCTGTGTTTAGCGGTAGTAAACCTGAGACAAGTTCATTCATTGACTTGAAAGGTAAGTATAAATCAAAATATCTTACATTCAGGGATAAGTTATTAAAACCTGAATGGGTTGAACATTTCTTAAGGATAACAGATGTTGAGAATATGGATTTTGCTGACGTTATTAAAAAGTATGATTCACCAACCACATACATTTATTTAGACCCACCCTATTATCGAACTGAAAATTATTATTCTAATCATGATTTTGGAAGAAAAGACCATGAGAGATTAGCAGATTGTTTAAAAAACATACAAGGTAAGTTCAGTTTATCTTATTATGATTTTGATTTATTACATGAATGGTTTCCTGAGGACAAATATAGATGGGAGAAAAAAGAGTTTGCTAAAGCAGCCGCAGCAAAGAAAGGTACAAAACAAAATATGGGAGAAGAGTTGTTAATATTAAATTATTAAGTTACTTTTGTGTCTTCAATATATTTATAGTATAAAAATACCGCAGATGAAATTTACGTCGTTATTAAAAACAGTTATTCTTGAACAATCAAGATTCGAATTATTATTTGATGCGTTAACTAAACCGTCAAAAGATAAAGAAGGAAATAAGGTTAAGCCAAAGTTAAATAAAGATGAGTTTATCTTATTAGTTAATGCTGACCCTACTACTAGAACTAATAATGTTAACATGTTAACTGCGGATTCTAAAGAACTTGCTAAAGTTAAGGCTGGTAAGTATGTTCAATGGTTAATTAAGAATTATTTATTACCAAAAACTGAAAGACAACCTGGCGATAATGGTTATGAAAAAGAAGTAAAACAAGTTAAAGAAACTTTCATGGAGGACTTATATAAGGTTACTGATGACCTTACAAAGTTTGAAAGATTCAAGAACAGATTACCTCAAGATATGAGGGACATTAATAAACTAACTCCATCATTATTATATGATGCGGTTAAAGACTTTGATTTAACTTTAGCGACAACAACTAAATCTGAAAGAAAATCGGCACCTGTTCATCCTGGTTCTAAATTATTATTTGACGGTCCAACATGGAGAGTTATTGAGATTAAAGATAAGGGAGCGGTTGGTAAAGAGGCAGCTTGTTTCTATGGTGGTAATCAAAAAGAAACTAGATGGTGTACATCAGCACCAGGCCTATCATATTTTGAGAGATACATTAAAGACGGACCTTTGTATGTAATATATAAATCAGGTGATACAGACGTTACCTCTGATACAGGTTTACCAAAAGAAAGATACCAATTCCATTTCCCAAGTAATCAATTCATGGATAAGGATGACCGTCAAATTGATTTGGTTAACTATTTAAACGGACCAATGTCTGAGTTAAAAGATTTCTTTAAACCTGAGTTTGCACAAGGATTAACCGTTGGTGGTGAAAAACTAGTTATTGATAGTTTTAGTCACGGGGCTGTTGGTAAATTTATCGGACTTTACGGTTTAGATGATTTAATTGATAATCTACCATCAACGTTGAAAGAGTTCCAAATTCAAAACAGAGATAAGAATGATGTTATAATTACCATCCCTGAATCTATTGGTAGATTTAAAGATTTGAATATGGTTTTGTTTGACAATTGTGTTGAGAGTATTCCTGATTCAATCTGTAATTTACCTAAATTAAGATTTTTAGCGTTAATTAACAACAAAAAACTTACTGAAATACCTGAGTGTGTTTCTGAATTACCAAACCTATTTTTCTTAAACCTTAAAGGAAGTCCAAATGTTAGAGTACCTGAAAGTGTACAAGCAAGAGGAACTGACATGGGTGGTGGAATGTGGGACCTACAAGACTAATAACCTTTTAAATCTAACAAAATGAATGTTGATGTTGAAATATACATAAATAATATTGTCAAATTTTTTAAGTCAAACCCTAAAGACCTTTTAAATCTCGTTCCAAAAGAAAGAGAAGAAGATTTTTATGGTAAGATAAGAGAAGTTGCAATTGAAAACTCAGACAAGGGAAAGGATGCTCCATTAACTCAAAAACAAATGATTGACATATGTGTCGTGCTTAACGGTAAAACACCAAAAGAAGATAAAGTTGTTGAGGAAAAACTTGAGAGTTATATTATGGGGACAAAATTTGGACCTATGTTTTTAAACTAATAAAAAAAAAATATGATATCATTAATTTTAGTAATTTTAGCGGGAATTTTAAATGCCGCAATGGATATTATTGTATCAGCGATACGATATAATAAAAGTGTGTTTATGATGTTACCCAAGAAATGGGAGACATTTTTTGACTCAACAGTTTCTTGGAAGAATAAATGGAAAAATGGGGATCCAAATCAAGGTGAAAAGTTTTTTGGATCAAGTACTTTTTTAGTGTGGACAACAGACGCTTGGCATTTGGCTAAGACAACAATGTTGTTTCTACTTTCAATGGCAATTACATTTTATACTCCTTTAGTGAATAAGAATATTGATATTTTTATTTATTGGATAGTATTTGGTTTTACATTTGAAATGTTTTTTAGTAAATTTTTTATGAAAAAAAAATAAGGTATAATATCATATACTTTATTAAAACAATTTTTAATTATGGAAACACCATATATAATAAAAGATTATGAACAAAGAGAAGGTTTTTTGGCTAGAAATCAAATCTTAATACCTAAAAAAGGATTTGACGAATATCTTAAAGATAAAAAAATGAGTCTTGTTTATAGTGAATCAACCTCTGATTTCGAAACTGGTAAAATATCATTTGAGTCTAAAATTTATAAAACACAACAATCGTTTTATTTAAACTTATTGTTTGATGACGATGGTAGTACTAATATGACAATATATTATAAACAACAACAGTTAAGTGAATTAACTATATTTGTAACACAACTATTAAAACAATTTAAAAATTATTCAAAATAAAAAATATGGAAATTACATCAAAAGAATTAAAAGAAAAAATTAAAAATGGTAATAAAGTTATTATTGATTTCTATGGTACATTTTGCGGACCTTGTAAGGTGATGAAACCTATGTTTGAAGAAGTAAGTCAAATGACTATAGAAAATAGGTTACCTGTAGAGTTATTTACGTTTAACATAGAGAATGACAGAGAGTTTATTACCGAATTAGGGTTAAGAAGTGTCCCAACAATTAAAGGATTTTCAAATGGAAAAGAGGTTTTTTCAGAGATTGGACTTAAACAAACAAACGCCATTTTAGAAATGGTTAATAATTTAAACAAAATATGAAAGATTTAAGTGTTGTAGTTTACACAATGAAAGGGTGTCCTTTTTGTACAGACTTTAAAGAAATGTTAGTCAAAGAAAACATTGAGTTCTTTGATAGAGATATTGATGAATATAAAGAAGAATATGATTTATTTGTTGAAATAACCAATAATGATATGATTCCTTCGTTATTAATTATTGAAGGTGATGAAAATTCTCACGAATCATTTTTATATGCACCTGAAAGAAACTACAATGAGTTAACTGAGGCTCTTGATATTATCAAAGGTCACAGAAAGAATGTTGGTATAATTTAAAAAATTATAAAATCTTTTATTCTTTTTTTAAGAAAATCATAATCCTGAAGTGGGTTGGTTATTTCAATAGACCAATCCACTTTTTTTATGTCCTGTTCTAACCAAGACATATCGAAGTCAAATACATCAAGAATTGCTGAAGTTAATACCATATCAACATCATTCAATTTAGTTTTAACTAAAAATAATTGGTCACCAGACTCGTCTTTTTTGGTTGACATTTCAAATACCAATGTGGATACAGGGTATAATGATGGTATATTGTAGAATATGTGTTTACCATAATAATATAATAATCTACCTTGATTCAATGAATATCCATGGGGAAATTCAGAACAAAAAATTAAATTGTTGCTTTCAGTTATAGGTTTTAGAAAATGTCGGTAATCATATGAAACTGTAGAATCTTCTTCAAATGATTTTATTTGTGAGTTGTGATAAGAACAATTGTTAGTATTATGATATGCAAAGGTTAATGATTCTGATGGTTTTAACTTTGAATCATACTCAATTAAATCTATTATATGTGTAAGTTTTACCTCACCAATTAAATCTTCAAATTTTATGATAAATTCATCTTTAAGTTTACCGATGTTTAACGGTTCGTTATATGTTGTTTTACCTTTAATAACGTAAAAGTTAAAACAATCAACAACTTGAATTATACTCTCTTCTTCTTTAGGTATTTGGTTTAAAATGAAATCTGCGAACAAATTTACAAGGGATAATCTACTAACAGGTGACTTTAATATCATTAGTTTTAGTTTTTAATATTTATTGTTTTACTAATTATAATAAATTTAATTGTAAAAACAAATAAGTTTTTTAAGATAAAGGAACTATTGGGTGTTTACTTGAAGAAATTATAAAAGAAAAGGGACTAATTTAAGTCCCTTTATTTATTATATCTTTTATCTCATCTACGGAATCGTATAACATTTTTAGAAATCTTGGCCACATATCAGGATTAAATTTCTTAATTGTATTGATTAAGATTAAATAATATGGTTCTTTATTATTCATAAATTCACTTGTTTCAGGATATTCAGTTGAAATATTTGCTAATAAGTTTGCAATTCTTGTATCTTCTAAACCTTCATCACTTATTCTATTAATAACATCTAAAGATAATCTTGATAAAGGTTCACTTTTAGCGAAATAGTTAAGGATATTGTTTAGTGATTTTAAAAGTAATTGCCTGTTTTCAACTTTAATTACCCCATCATTTCTTCTTCTAAACTCATTAACTAAACCTTCTAAAAATTCATTTGTGACGGATCTAAATTCAACAGGATGACCCCAATATTTCTCATCAACTGTAGGGTCATAATCTTTCCAATATTTGTCATTAGACCTTGTAGTAAAGTTTGGGTCGGTTGCATGCATTAATTCATGGTATAGGGTTAAAAATAAATTCTTTTTTGAACCAAATAGTTTTGGATTAAGTTGCATTACAAACTTTTGAGGGTTTCTTGTTGTTTTTGGGTTTAAATCCATTTGACCGTAATTTTTATATCTTGGATTTAAAAATATTCTAACTTTACCTTCACTACCATCTGCGGTTATGAATTCCATTTGGTCTACCTCAATCTTTCTTGGGATTTCTTTACTACGTAAAGTCCATAATCTATCAGTTAACTCCAATAGTTTGGTATAGTCTTCAGGTGACAATTTATATCTTTTTTGTTCAGATATAACGTTTGATAGTATGTTTATAAACTTAATCATTCTATGTTAAATATAATCTCTGAAGTACATGTTGATGTTTTTATCAACTTTTCTTGAATCGGGATAATCAGGAGGGTAAACAGATAAACAATCCATACCATCTTTTAATAAACTCAAATAAGAACCCCAATATTCCAATGTACCACGATTATACCCTTTATTATCACCTAAATAATCGGTAATATAACTTTCAAAGTTATGTATTGGTGTTCTAAATTTTTGAACTTCAGTATCTTTTTTGTATATATGTGGTCTTGTTACCCATTCACCTTTTCCAAAGTAAGTTAAAAGTTCGCTCCAAACATCTTCATATAATTCTTCTTCATATGCGTTATTGTAAGCCGAACCATAGATACTATATAACTCACCTTTTAATTCATCAAGTTCGTTATCCATTAGTTCATTCATGGTCTCTGAATTATCAACCACTTGGTCTATATTTGATTGGTCAATAATAACATATTCAGGATGACCCTGTTGTTGGGCGTAATCTTCAAGTAAATCGGTATGTACTCCAATTTGTTTACCTTCTAACGATTTAATAATATATTCTTTTAGGCGTAATAAGTTTTCTTTAGTTAGTTCTTCAATTACGTCACGATAAAGATTGTCAGTTAAATCATAAGAACCCCAACCATAGGAATGACTATCATACTCACCACTTAATAGTGACTCAACCGTATCTTTTGAAAGGTCGTTTCTATTTCCACTACAAAATAATTCGGCAAGGTCTCCCTGATTGTCAATAACCAAATATACTTCACCATTAACTAATTCAACATCACCTAAATACTTTAAGACATATTTCAAAAACTTCTCATTATTGGTTTCATAATAAAATAATAATAACTCATTTTGGTATTCTTCCGCAAATCTTCCTTCAGGGTCTAATTCATCTAATAACCCTCTCTTATTGACAATCTTAAGGAATGTTTCAATGTCGTTGATATACTTGATAAAATCAGTATCACCTTCATTAAACATTTCAATTAACTCATTAATATTCATAATATATAAATACAAAAAAAGGGGTAAAATTTTACCCCTTTCATAATTTTGTTAAATGTAAGACAATTAGTTACTTGTCTTGTTCACATTGTAGTACTTTTCAATAGTCTTTTTGATTGCACTTTTAACACTTTCTGTTGTTTGTTGTTTCTGTGCTTGTGCTGCTTGTACTTGTTGAACAGTAGGCTGTTGTGATTCGTTTCCTTTATTTTTGCATCCGCATCCTGACATAATTTTTATTTTTTAATTTTAGTTTATTAGTTTAAAGTTATGTTTATAAATAGTTTTTCTTATGGAACCATTATAACCATTGTTTACTTTTACCCCTCTTAATGCCGATGATAATTTAACTCTAACATAAGATGGATTACCTTTTGCAAATCCAGTTTCTATTAAATAATTTGCACCATCAACCAAAGTTTCAAATATAAATTCTTCATTAGTTTCAAGATTTGTTAATGAAAATTTATTTATATTCCCATTCTTATTTAAATTATATTTTGATAATTTAATTTTCACTTCATCATTAAATGTGTTTCGTCTAAATTCGTTTACCGATGCTAAATTATAACCATTTTTAAGATTATTAGATTCATATAGTGTAATAAATTTATTTTCAGTTTCAATTAACTCACTAGGGTCACAATATTCAACAATTTCAAATATAAAAACACCTTTACCATATTTGTTATATGATTTTTGTAAATATTCATTATCGTGAATACCTTTATCCAACATCCAAAAATGTTTATATTCTCGGTTTGAAATATTAACACTACTACCAATGTAAACCTTGTTATTAATGGTGTTAGTTATTTTGTAGATACCAGAATTCATAAAAATTGAAATTGTTCTTTCTTAATAATAAATACTATCTTTGATGAAATATAGATACAAAAGAATATTTATCAAATAAAAGTGTGATGGATTTTTTAAAATTAATACAAGAAGGAAGAGTTGATGACTTTAAAGTCAAGTATTCTCAGAAATTTGGTGGGGACAATGTAAATAAGATTATTGCGTCAGTTCCACAAAAATATTTGGATTGGGTTGGTAAGAACTTAGATGTTGTAAACTTTGACGAAACGTTCGGTAAAACTACCGAGGCATTAAATAAGTTTGAAAAGATTTCAAGTAATTTACCTATAACTGATTTAAGTCAATACAAAAGTGTTGGTCAGTTATTGGGGGCGTTAAGTGAATATGATGGTAGACAAAGAAGAAATGTTAAGAAGGTTGAGGGTGGTAATGTTGTTTATGATGATGATAGGTTTTTTGTTGTTAATCCACTAACTCACGAGTCATCTTGTTATTATGGTCGGGGAACCAAATGGTGTACTACCGCTGAAACGGATACACATTTTAAAAGATATAATGAAGACGGTAAATTATTTTACATAATAGATAAAACCCTCCCAACCAATGATCCTTTTTATAAGGTAGCACTTCTTAAAAAGTTCGATGGGGATAAAACCTATTATGATAGTAAAAATGAAACCATTAAAAATGGGTGGATATTAAATACAAATAAATTAAATGAAATTTTAACATCAATTGACGAGTATCTTAATGCTGAATATGCCCAACAAATAAAAATATTCTCAGACAAAGAAGCCGCTAAAAAAGAAAGAGAAAGACTTGATAGATTGAGAATACAAAGAGTTCTTCAAGATAGAAGAGAAGAAGCGCAAGAAAGAAGATTGGAAGGTGAGTGGGAGTTAGGTCCTGACTGCCCTGACGTAGGTTTGAGGGCACATGCATTACTCAATTCGTTAGCTTCAAATGACGATGTTGAGATTATCACCAATGAAGATCGTGGTGAAATTGCCAGAATTGAAAATGAAATTCAAAGACTACAGACAGAATATGATAATGATGAAAATGTTAGACAAGATCTATTGGATGAGATAAGTGAATTGGAAGATACTTTGGAAGAACTAAAGACAAAAATTGATGTTTATAATATTGTCCCAACTGATGATTATTATGATACAACTGTTTTTGAAGTAATTGACGAACCAAATCTTGAAAATAATAGATACGCGGTGGGTGATGAAGATGAAATGCAATCAAGTGCATATGAATCTGTTGAGGAATTAATTGACGATATTGGTTATAAAGGATTCAACGAAAATTTTGCAAAATATTATATTGATGAAGCTGAGGTTATTCGTTATGCTGAGGATTTGTTTGAGGACGATGTTAGAGAAAACCCTGATTCATATATTAATGAAGATATGAGGATGTTATCGGATGACCAAGAAGATAGTATTAAACAATTGAGATTTAGAATATCTAAAGCTGAATCTATGATTAACCGATTTGAATCTGAAATGGATGGTGAGAATGATGATGATTTACAGGAAAGAATTGATGAGATGAATGAGGTAATTGAAGAAATGAATGATGAGATTACAGATATTGAATCAGACCCTGAAGGAGACTTTCCTGAAGACGAAATTGAAAATGCAATTAAAAACAGACTTTATGATATCAAACGTGATGTAACAGGGTTTATGGAAGAATATGGATTGAATTGGGAAGATTATATTAATAGGAGGGAATTTATTGATGGTGTAATTGATGAGGATGGTTATGGTGTTACTTTAAATCGTTATGATGGAAGTGTTGATGATGTGAGAGTTCAAGACCAATTGTTTTATGTTATGAGAATTGATTGATTAGTATAAAATTTCAATTATTATTCCTGTATGGCGAGAAAAAAGAAAATGTCATTTAAATTGAATCCTGAGTGGATGTTAAAAGAACCATTGGATTTTGAATACAACAAGTACACCTTGTTGGACTATATACAGAAATGCGAAAAAAGCCTTGATAGGTTTGAAATATATCCTGATTTTATTGAATTGTCATTACACTTGGCAAACATGCAATCGTTAACAAAAGAACATACCTTATTATTAACGAACAAGAAGTTCGAGTCATGTGATGATGAAATCATGTTGAAAGACTTATACCCAAAAAAACCTCGCCAACTTTCCGAAGAAGAAGAAAATGAGTTAACCAAAACAATTCAATATTCAAATAACAAATTATACGACACCTTTAATTTTGCCAAATCAATATGGAACTTAGCGTTTGATAGTGTTGAAATTTCTTTAAAAAAGAACAAAGGTTTTTTATCCTCAGGAATTGGTTATGTGTTCTATTACAGAAAAAAAGAAAACAAAGTATTTGTTTGGGAGTATCAAATAAAAAGAGACCGAAAACAACCAAATAGTAATAAAACAACTCTTAATTTAATATATGGGAATTCACCTGAAGACATAACATTATCTTCAATAATTGAAACCAATTCATCATTTGTTAAATCTAAAAATTATAAGACATTCCCTGTATTTGAAATGCAGTGTAATCAAGACTTTCCAATGGAACAGACAATAGTTCCAATAATGAAAAGAAAAGTTATAGCATACATTTTTCAAATTCTTAATATTAGTAAAATAAAAAATTTTGACTCTGAGTAATATTTTTTTTATAATTGGTTATCATGGGATTTAATAAGAGATATATAAACCACCAAAATACCTTAATTGCTCTTCAATCCAACAGATTAAAGGAGTATTATGGAAAAACTGATGCATTTATTTTCCAAGATTATGAAAGCGAAAAGATTTATGACTTATTTGTTGAAGGTAAAACAGAGAAAGAAATATTAAAAATTATTCAAAAATAATATGGAACAAAAAATTATCAAAAACTTATTGGGTAAACTCAGGCAACCCATACATATCGATTACATATCGAAATACATCCTTAATCAATCAATGGATGATACCATAAATTTAATTAATAAATTGGTTGAAGAAAATATTATAGAAGAATCAAAATACGCGAAGAATTATTATGTGGTTAAAAGTATATAAAAAATAATATGGAAGAAAAAGAAATGGTTAATCACCCAAGTCATTATGGGGGAGAAAGTAACCCATATGAGGTAATTAAAGTTATTGAGGTTTGGAACCTTGACTTTCACCTTGGTAATACTGTAAAGTATATTTCAAGAGCGGGAAAGAAAGGTACAGATAAAGAACTTCAAGATCTAAAAAAAGCATTATGGTACCTTGAAAGAAAAATACAAAATTTAGAAAAAAATAAAATATGAGAGAATTAGAAAATATTATTAACACCATAATCAATGGGGATTCCGTACAAGTTATGAAAGAAATTCCCGAATCGACAATTGATTTGATAGTTACAAGCCCAAAATATAATGTGGGTATTGATTATGATAGTTGTGATGATAGGATGCCAATGTCTGATTATTGGGAATGGACAAAAGAATGGTTAACTGAATCTTTCCGACTTTTAAAGGATGATGGTAGGGTTGCTATAAACATTCCCTACGAAGTTAATGTTCAAGATAGAGGAGGTAGGGTTTTATTTATGGCTGAGTTTTGGTCAGTGATGAAATCTGTCGGGTTCCAATTCTATGGGTTAGTTGACCTTGATGAGAACTCACCACACAGAAGTAAGACTACAGCTTGGGGTTCATGGATGTCACCAAGTAGCCCATACATTTATAACCCAAAAGAATGTGTAATATTAGCCTATAAGAAAGACCGTATTAAAAAAGTTAAAGGTGAACCACAATGGAAAGCTGAAATGGTTGATATGGAACAAGAAGATGGTACTGTAAAAACTAAAGCGGTTTATCAAGAAGAAGACAAGAAAGAATTTATGTCTTTGGTTTATGGTCAGTGGGAATATTTTGCGGACACAAAACAACAAACCAAAGCCACATTTTCAATGGATGTTCCAATAAAGGCCATTAAGATTCTTACTTATAAAAATGATATTGTTCTCGACCCATTCGCTGGCAGCGGAACTAGTTTGGTTGCTGCGGAAACCTTGGGTCGTAGATGGATTGGAATCGAACTGAGTGAAAACTATACCAAAGTTGGACAAGAAAGGGTACAACATTTTATTGATTTAAATAAACAAACTAAAATAGAGTTTAAGTAAAAGGGTTTAACGACCCTTTTTTTTGTTTTATGGATATTTATAATTAAAACAAAAAAATGAGTCAAATTATAATAACTGAAAAACAATTGGGACTTATCACCAATAAAGTTTTAAGTGAACAAAAATCCAAAAAAGGAACCATTAATGAATCTTTATTTAGTTTTGAAAATATTTTAATGGCTGCAGGGTTTGTTCCTGTTGTTGGAGAAATTGCTGATATTGCTTTAATATGTTACTACCTCTATAAAGGTGAAAAATTATACGCAGCGTTAATGTTAATAGCGTTAATCCCAACCGTTGGTGATTTTATTGCTAAACCGATTATTAAATTATTCAAAGGGAGTGGAGGAGGAGCTGCGGCCATGAAAGCAGGAGGTAAAACATTAACAGAATATTTGGCAAAAAACCCTCAAATAGCTAAAAAGTTTAGTAGTTTAGGTAAATACGTTAAAGAACCTGCAGTTCAAAATACAGTTAAAGGAATTGAAAAAGTTAGTCCGGGGTTAGCGTCAAAATTAAGAAGTGGTTTAGATATGATTACTGGTAATAAAGCTTTAAGTGGAATTAAGGCAGGTGGTAAAGAGGTTATCGCAGGCGGAAGTTTCAAAACAGGATTAAAAGATTATTTCCAAGGACAAAGATTATCTAAGTATTTTGAAAAACGTGGTGTTCTACCTGAAACAGGCATTAAAAGATGGTGGTTGAATGTTGGAGCAAGACAAGATAGAAGAAATGCTTTTAGACAATTTATTGTGGCAAATAATTTATTAGCTTACTTTGGAATACCATCATTATCTACTTTTGAAAGAAAATTATCAGATGATGCCGAATTTAGAAAAAAAGTTGCAGAAGACCCAAAAACAAGTGATTATATCGCACAAAACTTTGAAAAAGGAGATATGGTGACAAAACAACAAACCCCTGAAACTACACCATCTAAAGAAGAAATTGACCAATACATTAAAAATAGGAACTCAGGTAACTCTGCAAGTTCATTGTTTAATATGGGAAGTATTAATTTAAATAATAAAGACGGATTCTCAAATATTTTTACTACAATGTTTGGGGGTTCTCCACAAGTATCATAAAACTAAGTATAATAGTAAAAATATGGCAAAGAAAATTATAAAATTAACTGAAGGTGATTTAATGAATATCGTTAAAAGAGTCATCCAAGAACAGGATGAAAATTACAAAATTAATATCGCAATCCAATGTTTCTTAAATAAAAAAGGAATTAAAGATGATGCAGGACAATCATTAAAATTAGATGGTAGTATCGGTAATTTACCTAACTCTAAAAGTGCTCAAGCAATTGCAAAATATCAATCAAGTATTGGTGTTGATAATGATGGAGTATGGGGTTACGAGACTAATACTAAGATGACACCAAAAGATAAAATGATATACAAACAGTGTATTTCTGACCACGGAGACATAATTGATAAAGGAATGCATTTACTTGGAATTGACTAATTAATGAAAGGAAGAATAACGGAATCAGGAATACGTGATATTTCAGCCTTAAGAAAAAGATATCCTAAAGCAGAAATATATTTTCACCAAGATTTAGATGGTGTAACCACTGCGATTGCAATGAAGAAATACCTTGAAGATAATGGTATTGACGTTATCAATTCACATGTTATCCAATACGGTGATAAAGAATTTGCGGTTAAAAAACTTGACGCAACTGGTGATGTTATGCCAGTATTGGTTGACTTTGCTCACGGTAAACCAATGTTCGTTATTCATACTGACCACCACGACAGACAAGCAGGTGCGGAAGGTACCAAGTCCACATCATTTAGACAATCTCGTTCAAATGTTGAAACAATATCTCAAGTAGTTTCACCAAAAGAATTATTCCCATCTTCAGATATATTATTAATCAGTACTGTTGACTCGGCAGATTATGCAAAATATGATATATCACCTGATGAAGTTGTGAATTATATTTTTAAATTAGATAAAGATAAGTCATTACAAAAAAATAAAATGTTAATGGGTCTTGTTATTAACAAGTTATTATTGGCATTTAAAAACAAAAAAGGTTTCTTAGAAGGTTTAGTACAAAATTCAGAACCATCTTTATTGTCTATATTAACAAACATTAAAGATTGGATGAAAAAAACTAATGCCGCAAACCCCAAAGAACTACAAAAGAATGCCGAGGCATATAAAGAAACTATGAAAGGTTATCCTAAAGTTGAGGATAATATTATATTTCAATATGGTGGAGGTTCTATGATTAAGCCAGGTTCTTATGATAGGTATACACCATTTAGGAACAATCCTGAAGCTGACTTTTTAATTATGGCTTGGCCAATGGGGTTAGTACAAGCATCTTGTAATCCTTTCAAAAAAGAAAGAGAACTTAAAGGTGTTAATTTAGGTGAAATCGCTCAAGAAGTTTTATCTAAATGGGAAGACCAATTAAAACAAAGAACAATTCCATTATCTACAATCAAATGGGTTAGTGAAACATCTGCAGTTCCTGAGAGTGTTGGTTTTACATTTAAAGATTTTGAAGCTTTATATGGTGATAAGTTTACAACCATGGAAGGGGGAGAAGGGGTTTTAGATCATATTAATGATATGATGGAAACTCCATTCACCGAATTAACTGAAGAGCATAGGGAAATGTTAGACAAGATTGGTATTAATACTTGGGATTTAATTCAGGCCAACTCAGGTGGACACAAATGTATTACAAATATATCTGGATTAAATTACTTAGGTAGAAGTAAAAGACCACCACAAGGGCAATATAGATATGACTCTGAAAAAGACGATTCGCCTTCAGTTAAGTTCACAAAGATGATTGCTCACGAGTTTGAGAGAAAATTAAAAGAAAAGATTAAAGAGTCTAAGTAATAAAAAACTTTATTTTTTATTAAAAATAATTATTACACTATTTTTTTATTAATAAACTAATATTTTATTAAAGTATTAGTTTATATTTGAACAAAAAAATAGCGTATGGAAAAAATAGTTTTAGGTAAGATTATAAAAAAGATTTTTTTATTATCTGTATTAATATTATCATTAATCGGCGTAACCCAAAAAGAAGTAAATGCTTCTCACGTTGTTGGTTCCGACATATCTTATGTCTGTACAACCACACCAGGTGTTTATCGTGTTCAGTTTAAGATATATAGAGATTGTCAGGGTGTTCAACTCTGTGCCAATTGTCCCACAAGTTTAAGTCCTTCTTGTAATATTCCAATTATATTGACAGGTGGATCTGCACCTACAGGTTCAGGTTTACCAACAAGCCCTTGTGCTGGAATTAATTTTGGAACCCAAAATATAAATGTGGTTACAGGTGTTAGTGGTTTTGATGTTGTACAACTATGTTCAGGAGAAAAATCCATTTGTACTAATTGTGGGACTAGAACACCTGGTACTTTTGTTCCTGGTATTGAGGTGTATACATTTGAAGGGAATATTAGTTTAGCATCTATTCCGGCTAGTTGTTGTTTAATCAATATAGGTTATAGTATCTGTTGTAGAAATGATGCTATAACTACTTTAGTAAATCCTGGCGCTTTAAATTTTTATACTCAAGGTACAATTAATAGGTGTGTAACACCTTGTAATTCTTCTCCAACATTTACAAATGACCCTGTTGCGGTTACTTGTGCGGGACAAGATTTTACTTACAATTTAGGAGCTATTGACCCTGATGGTGATTCTTTAAGTTATTCTTTTGGGCAATCACTTACAGGACCTGGTGTTACGGCGCCATATCTTTCACCATACAGTGCCAATGTACCACTACCTTATTTAGGTGCGCCAATTCAAACACCACCTGCGGTTCCTCCTATTGGTATCAGCATAGATCCTGTAACTGGAGATCTACGGTTTAGACCGATGGGAACCTTTGTTGCTAATTTAATTATAGAGGTTCGACAATGGAAAATGGTAGGAGGAGTACCTACCTTAATGGGTGTAACTCGAAGGGACATTCAGTTTTATAGTAGGATTTGTCCTGAAAATAACCCACCTGTTTTACGAACATGGACCAATGATGGAGTTTTAACCTCACCACAACCAAACTTTAGTTATTCTGTTTGTGCTGGACAACAATTATGTTTTATGATTTCTGCTTGGGATAATACCGCAGTTACCGATACTACAGACATTACTTGGAACGCGCCAACATTATTAGTTAGTAAAGGTGCTACATTTGTTAAAGCATATAATCCTATTCAAAGAACTATGATTGGACCAAAATATGATAGTGTTCGTTTTTGTTGGACACCTGGTCCTGAAATGGCGAGTAATTTACCTTATTATTTTGTTGTTACCGCCAAAGATAGGGCGTGTCCTATTCCGGCTCGTACTACAAGATCATTTAGTATTTTAGTTAGAAGGATTCCTATAGCAAATATCATTAAAACCAACAAAAATTGTGGCTTCTATGATTTTTCATATACTCAAACAAATGTCGTTCCTATTAACCCTTCGTATACTAAATTCTTAATTGAAACAAGCCCTAATTCTAATACTTACCAAACTTTTGTTGGACCTAATGTGATCAATCATAGATTTTTACAAGGTGGTTGGCATAAAATTAGGTTACAGTTAACAACAACTGCACCACCATCACCCAATGGTTGTCCTAACGATAATATTTGGGACTCTGTTTTGGTGGTACCTCCTGTTGATGTAAATATTAGGGATACTTTTAATTGTTTTGGAACTTCAGTTATAGTTAGGGCAAATGGACGAGATGGTACGCCTTTTGGTAGTACTTATCGGTATACTCTATATGGTGGTGGTATGGGTTCAAACAACATTATTAGAACTTTTGGTATTGATTCCAATTTTGTAATAAACCCAACAAACCCTGGTGTTAGTAGCTCTTACAAAGTTGTTATTCAGGATTTGAATGGTTGTAAAGACTCAACTTTATTAAATGTGTTTACTCGTAATTTACCGATTAAAGAGTTACCAAATTCTGTTCGTTATTGTTTTGGTGCAACTGACACCATAGATGGTGGTAATAGTAATGGTAGTGTTAATATTTGGCGTTGGAATAAAATTCCTGTATCACCAGTATTGACTGATACTGTATCACAAAAAATTACACCAAGAGATAGTGGTCAATATATTGTAAGAAAAACGGATTTAAATGGGTGTTCTCAGTTGGATACTATTATGGTTTATATTAATGAAAGAGTACCTGTTAGTGCTGGTCCTAATCGAACTATTTGTGAGAAAGACGCACCAATAAATATAGTTGGTGTTGGTACGACCGCAGCCATAGATAGTTTTCAATGGAGATCGATTCCAATATCAAACCCTGATGTTGTTTTAAGTAGAACATCAATTCTAAATGTATCACCATTGATTACAACCAGTTATCAAGTGAGAGGATTTTTAACTTATGGTGGTGTTGGATGTTCTTATGTTGATACTATGGATGTAATAGTTAAACCATTACCAATAATTAATAGACCTGATAATATGTCTTTGTGTAGAAATACTAACATAGTATTACTACCAAATATTACTTCTACAAACAAACCTGGATTGATAACATCGGTATGGAATTATCCATCAAACCCAAATGCGATTAATGGTAATCAAGTTATAATATCTAATTTAATTAATTTACCACCAGTACCACCAACACCTGTAAGAGGAAATATTATTCGTCTTAACGTAAACGATGTTGATGGATGTAGAATAAGTGATTCAATCGTAATCTCTGTCTTTCCTGTACCATTAATTAACGCAGGATCAAGTAGAAACTTTTGTGATTTTGCTAGTGTGTTTAACATTAACCCAGGTTCCCAACTATATTCTCCAAATGGAGGTGCGTTAGCAACTAATGAAGAGTGGTTTGGTCGTGGTATTAATAAACCAAATCCCGCGATTAATTATTATGCATTTAATCCACAAGGTGTTGACGTATTAACTTTACCTGACACAAATATTATAACTTATAAATTTACTGCTACATTCCCATTAAATAATAGTGTGTTATTTACACCTGCGGTTAGTGGTTTTTTCGCACCATCACCAATAGGAGGTTGTTTAGCTACCGATACTTTGGTATTTTCAGTAATAAAAACTCCGAAGTTAGAAACAGGTATTGCACCATCTTTATGTAGGTCAGGTACTATTGTCGATATAGATCAACATATGTTAGGTAGAAGTACAACATCTATTAACCCACTAAGTAGTTATTGGTATATTGGATCACCTGATCAGATGTATAGGACTTCAATAACTAATGGTAGAAATTTCAACCCATCAAGTCCTATATTAGAAAATTTCACCAGACAGTACAGATTAGTATATGCTGACACATCAACAACTTGTAGGGTTGCGGATACAACTACAATTCAAGTTAATGAGAATCCTGTTGTGGATATCGATTATAATATTGTTAGTGATAGTTCAATTTGTAAAACTCGTGGTAGTGTATTCTTCTTTATGAATCCAAATAACATTTCAAGTGTTGATGGTGAGATGAAAAGTTTTCCAACTTTACCGACCACAGCATTTGATGTAACTAATGGTAAATTTACAATCAATAATGTTCCTGATGGGGTTTATAATATTAAATATTATTATAAGGATCCTGGAACGGGATGTGATAACAAAGATTCAATAAATATTAGAATACAAAGTCCACCTCAGGTAGATATTGTAGATGATGGATCGGTTTGTTCTTATGATGCCATTTTTAATGTGGGGTTTAAAACAATACCAAGTTCGCCATATACTTGGAATTGGGTAACACCTGATGGTAACGGGAATATTATTGATAATGGTATAAATGGAATTAACTATACCGCAACACCATTCGACATTATTCGTGGAAAAGTTACTTTTAAAGTTACAACTATAGATTTAACTACCGATCCCGATATTTGTGGTTCTGTAAGTGATTCTATAACTTATACGATTAAACCAAAACCAGTTGCTGATTTTACTATATCACCTGATAGAGGTTGTGTTGATGAGAGATATGGGTTGGTGTTAAATTCAACTTATACTGCGGTTCCAAGTATTGTGGGTAGTACTTATAAGTGGTATATGGATGTTACTGATTTTAATAGTACACCACTTAACTCAAATCCATTTAATCAAACTGTTTTATCACAAACATTTACTAAATCAGGAAATCACAGGATATATTTGTTTGTTGAGGCTGATGGTTGTAAAGATACTACTGACGCTACATTAACTGCTTGGCCAACACCAGTTGCGTCATTTACCACGGATCCAAAAAGTACAACAATTGCTAAACCAAATTTTGATTTCTTTAATCAATCAAATATATCCGACAATTCAAACTTAAAATATATTTGGTATTTTCCACCACTAACTCCTGGTATACCAAGAGTAGATTATACTTTTGAACCAACCCAAGTTCAGTTTATGGCAGATACTGGTTTACAGTGTATAAAACTAACTGCGATTAGTCCTAACGGTTGTTATGATTCTACACTAGAATGTGTTCGTATTGAGCCAGATATCACGGTGTTTATTCCAAATGTATTCCGTCCGATTAACGTTGATGGAAAAGGGGGAAGTACGATAGAATGTGGATTTGGATGTAATAGGACTTTCAAAGTAAGTGCTACAGGATTTGAAACATTAGAAATATTTGTATTTAATCGTTGGGGTCAAAAGGTTTATGAATCATACATGACAGATAAAACGTACAATCCTGAGGAAGGGTGGAATGGAAGAGACTTTAATAAAGGACAGGATTGTCAACAAGATGCATATATTTACCAAGTAAATGCAACCAGTTTTAACGGTAAAAAATACACATACAGCGGTTCGGTTACATTATTAAGATAATAATTTATTTATGACTAAAACAAAACAAGTTGAGGCTATTTTCATATCTGATGTTCATTTGGGTAGTAAAGGATCAAACGCAGAACAATTACTGAATATGTTAAAACAGTACGAACCAAAATATTTATTTATTGTTGGCGATTTTATTGATGGTTGGTTATTAAAAAAACGTCATCATTGGACTCAAAACTTTACTAATGTTATTCGTAAGGTTTTATCTTATTCTAAAAAAGGAACCAAGGTAATTTATATTATAGGTAATCACGATGAATTTTTAAGACACTATTCACCAAGTGAGTTCGGTGAAAACATAACAATATGTGATGAGTATATTTGGAAAAAATATTACATTACTCATGGAGATCTATATGATGGTGTTGTTAAGTTGAAATGGTTGGCTCATTTAGGGTCAATTGGTTATGAGTTGGCAATACAAATAGATCGTACTATGAAACGATTTGGATATAAGCGTTCTTTAAGTAAATGGGCTAAAGACAAAGTCAAGAACGCTGTTAAGTTTATTACTGATTTTGAAAATCAATTGGCAGATCAAGCGGATAAAAGAAATTGTAAGGGAGTAATATGTGGACACATTCACAAACCTGAAAACAAATATATTGAAAAAATACATTATCTTAATTGCGGTGATTGGATTGAAAATAATAGTTATATTATTTTTGACAATAACGAATTTAAATTATATTATTATTAAAATATGTTAAAAGTAATACAAAAAGATAGCCTATACGAAGTTAAAGTAGAATCAAATAATAATGTGATAGGACATTTTATATTGGATGTTGATGGATATTATTATTTCGCACCTAATGGACTTAATGAAGGTGGTGTTTGGTCAGATTATATTCTACTTGAGATTGGTACTAAACTTAAAGCAATCAATAAACCTTGGGATGACCAAATAAATGAGTATTTTAAAAAAGATCAAAATCAAAATCTTCATGATTTTTAAATACATTTATAACAGATACTCAACAGTATTACCTGGCTCAATACTTAATCTTTCACAAGAACCACCGTCAATTTCTAACACAATATTACCATTACCACAGTAACTTGGGCAATCATCACCTTCACATGGAGGACAGTTGTGGTGTATATTAACTATTACGTTATTTTTGATTATAATAATATCTAAAGGAATAATACAATTTTTCATCCAAAAACACTGTTTATCACCACCCATCAAAAATAGTAGACCATCAAAAGTTTCGTCAAACTTTTTACCCATCATGCCGATATATTTTGATTTTTCATCAATTAAGGTTTTGATATTAAAAATATTTTGATTAACTTTAACTCTCATAACTATAAATACAATGAATGCTAAAAGATACGTTGGGGTTATCGTTAAATGCGGTGACAAATTTTTAATCTGTAAAAGGAATGATGAATCATTAGGACAAGGTGAATGGTCAATACCTGCAGGTAAAATTGAAGGGAGTGAAAAAATTGAGGAATCCGCAAAAAGGGAGTTTTTTGAAGAGACCGCCATAAACATAAATAACTTTGAATTAGAATTTGCGGGGATAATACCAAGATATACTAGAGATGGTGGCAAAATGAAGGGATTGATGTACACTTATATTATTAATGTGGAGAAACAATTAACCCCTGATTTGGAAAGGGCTATTGATGGTCATGAACACACGGCTTGGGGTTATTTTACCCTAAACGACATGAAAAATATGAAAATTAATACTTTTTTATATAAATTGTTCGAATTTATTTCAAAATAGTTGACTTTTGGATATTGTAGACTATATTTATAATCTCAAGTCCGAAAGGACAAACATCCCCACAAATATAGTTTCGTAAAATAAAATTTGACAAAATGAGAATTTTGTTTTAATTTTGTGAAACAAATGAGATGAGAGTCTCACAAAAAAGTCCCACATATGTTTGATTATTTGAAAAAATAGTTTTAACTTTGTGGGACTTAAATTGAAAGTTCTTTTACTTAAGATATATCGCGAGATGGTAGCAGAGGTAGCTCGTTGGGCTCATAACCCAAAGGTCGGAGGTTCGAATCCTTCTCTCGCAACAAAAAAAAACTTCACAAAAAGTTTGACAAATTAAAAAGTTTATCTTACCTTTGTGAAACATTTAACAATCACCGAATTCAAATCTCACTATCGGTAATTAATAGAGTTAGGTTGTTAAAAAAACTTTCACAAAAAGTTTGATAAATTGAAAAGTTTATCTTACCTTTGTGAAACAATCACGAAAAGGTTGACGTTGTTGTAAAACTATGGTTTCCTTTTCTAAAATTGAAATTCGTTCTTTGAATATAAAATATTTATCCGTTCAGTAGTTTATTATGAGACCTTCGGGTTGATTATGAGACATTTAATCTGATAAAGGTAATCGGCCGTATATGGTCGTTAAATAAACCATGAAAGTGGGATAAAGTGAACCTGTTGTGTTAACAGGATTGCGGCTTCGGTAACGGAGCTCGAGTATACAGGCGAGATATCATCTTTGCTTTAGTAATCGAGGGTAACACTGTAGATGAAGAGTTGAGATGACCAAGCGATGTGGGTCGTTTGGTTGAGATGGGAACATCAATAAGAATAACTCGTAGGGATATTGTAAAAAGTGAGACCTCCAATCTCATCATTGCGAATTCCAATACGAAAGTGGACTTAAAACCGAAAGGTATGATAGAGTACAGGTGGTGCTGTTACTATCCCTACTTTGAATCTACCAAGGTTCTTAGTTTGAAGTAAACTTGACATATGGAGGTGGGGACATCTCAGGGAGTAGTTTAGTATTCTGTTGTTCAAAAGATAACGGAGCTTACGGTGGACCACTACTTCTATCATCCACGACACAAACCTTAATATACATATGTTAATGTAATAATTAATTAAAATATCAAGCACAAGTGTCCATCAGGTTTTGATGAAAGTCGCCTACATAGTCATGGGTTGTCCATGGCACACTGAGACTGCAAGTTGATGTGTATTTTTACCAAAAACCTCTAAGGGGTCGAACCCTGAGTTAGCTCGCAAGGTTAAAGAGAGTTGAGTAATGAAAGAGTAGTTAAAACCTTTAGGAGTGATTGGTCTAACCAATCGGCGATGAGGATTACATCCCAAAAGGATGTGGATATAAAGGGAACTAATAATCCTTTTAAAGATTCTCAATAATAGGTGTAATCTCAACCTTTTTAGCCACTAAACCTCATCTGTTAATTCAGGTGGGGTTTTTTTATTTAAAAATAATTTGGTTTGTTATAATAATTTCAATATCTTTGTATTGTTAATAAGAAAGAATATGAACACAATATCACATAACATTAAAATTCAGCATGAAACATTTGGTGTATTATTAGATGAAACATTTGTAAATGCCACCCAATTTAAGTTGTTCTTAAAAATGATACAAGGTTGTATTGAGTTAAAGAATGATTTAACTTTCTTTAATGGTTATGATTTTCTTATTCACATTCCTTACAAACATTTGGTTAGTTCAATTATCACAACAAAAATAGATATATATACGTTAGCAGAGCATTTGGTTGCCAAATCTAAAATGGAGGCATTAGAAACAAAATGATAACGATTGAAGATGTAAAGAAATGGTCTAAACCACACCCAATGTCAGAGTATTTAGGTATTGGTGGTGGTAAAGGTAGAATGTCTCGTTTTGGAAACAAAGAAATTGAATTTTCTATTGTTGGTGGAGACCGAGGTTTGTATGGTGATTTTGAAAAAACTTTTGAAGTTGCAATATTTGATAGAAAGTCAAATGATTTTGTCACAAGATTTTTTTATCCTGAAGCAACCGACGATGTAATTCCATACATGGATGCAAACAAAGTTGAAGAGTTAGTAAATTCTGTAATTAAAAGAGAGAGATTGAGTGTTGAAAGATAGTTTACAAGTTTATTAAAACTTGGTGGTGGACGCCTGACAATTCCAGTCAGTCCCTGAAAGAGAGGCTTCGGTCTCTCTTTTTTTATATCTGAGAATCAAAGTGGATTATTAATCCTGTTTTTTTGAATATTTGAGATATACATTCGTATTGAATATCGTCCATAAATTCACCATATTCACCCATTGTACCTAAGTCAACTTCATCATATATGTCGTCTAAAGTTTTTTCTTCACCATCATGAATTAACATGGAATCACCCCAAGTATAATGTATCCATACTTCTTTATATTCTTCATCACCCTCAACAAAATCAAATCCGTTGATGATTAGATAGATATATGAACCAGTCTCACCAACCCTGTCACTTAAATCTATTTTAATTCCAGGTGAATAAGTGGCACCTAACGATGAAAAAGTCTTGTTAACAAATTCATTTGCTCTTTCTTGACCTACTTCTAATATTAAATCTTCTATAAAATTATTAAGGTTATAGTTAATTGAGTTGGCAATTACCAATGAATTGGGTGATGGATTAGGATAACCCAACTTTTGTGCTACTTTAAGAAATGTTTTTAAATCTGACATTATAGTGTGTATTTTTCTAATCCATCGTTATCCATCCAAATACGATAATAACTTTTATATAGTTTTGGCTCATCTTCATAGTTTGCGCAATAAACGTCATTAGGTAGGACTGCAGAACGAAACTCAGAATGTTTTTCATCATAACCTAATACAATATATTCATCACTTAGACGGTCAAAATCGTATTCTGAAAGTGCTGGTGTCATTGTACCTGATTCAAGTTCGCATTTGTCCTTAATAAAACTATTCCAAGTAATTATAAAATAATATTTGTATTCATGTTCATTTGTTTCTACCTGTCCGTCACCGTCACAAGTTGAACAGTCTTCAGTCCCACGTCCATCACAGTTTTCACAATATTCATTACCGCTACCACCACATTCGTCACAACCAATTTCACCACTACCATAACAATAATCACAGTCTACGTATTCATTATCCTCACCATCCACTTCAATTCTCCCATCTCCATTACAGGTTTCACAATTAACCGTTCCATTACCAATACATTTATTGCATTCAATACTTCCTTCTCCGCCACAATAACCACAACGAAGTGAACTATCGCCGCCGCACTCATCGCATTTTGCTTGATAATAATCTGGCTCCATAATAAATAAGGAAGCAAAACCTGATTTATTTAATATATTTTCAGCCAATTTAAAGTTACCTGTGTTTTTAAGTGAATATATGTATAAAACTAATTTAAGTATGTTTGAAGGGTCAAAGTTTTGGAAATACTCAAATTGTTGTTTATATACATTATTAAAACGGATATAACAATCTTGAGCGTTTTTAAAGTCCTCAGAAAATAGTCCAACCATTTTGGTTGATAGCCTTTGTAATTTCTCGTTCATATTAACTAGGGTATGTTATGCTAAGAGATACTGAGAATGTGTGAACATTTTCAAGTTCGTAATTTATTTTAAATATCATTACATCTGATACATAAACATTATCATCACCTGATTTTAACTTTCCTTCTTGAGTTGGGGTATATTGTGTAATAACACCTCTAACAGTTTCAAACAATCTATTAAGGTCTGAGGTAAAAATATGTGGTTCATATCCATCAAGTGCACCTTCATATTCAAAATCCATGTCAATATTCACTCGTTCTATTATTCTAACGCCATCAGTATTTTCCATGGTTTCAAATTCTACATCCATTTCTTTTACAATGCATTTCTTTTGTTGTAGTTCCGCTTTATAAAGGTACTTCAATTTTTCAGCAAGGACTGATTCTTTTTTAAAATCTAAACTCATATGTAATAAATAGATTTGATTTGTAAAAATGATTATATATATTTATTATGTAAGTTAAAACAATTATGGACTTTAAAATAACAATAACTGAAGAAGATATCAAGAATCATCCGAATAATTATGAGTTGGGTAATTACATTAGAAAAAAATATCATGAATATTCTAACTTAAAGTATGATAAATGTATTCAGTGCGGTCTTGAATCACCCTACACAGAGGACACACATATTGATATGAGGTATGGATATATTGAAGGTGTTGGACAATTTTGTTTCCAAGAAAATATTTGTAAAAAATAATTTGGTAGTTCCGATTTAAATTGTATCTTTGTATTCACAAAACGATAAAGATATGACAACTACAAACACAGCAACAGAAAAAAACATCATCAAATTAACTGAAGGTATTTTGGCGGGAGACGTATTTTATGGATCTTTTGAAACGAATATCGATGATAAGAAAATATCTGTAATGGTCTCTAATAATATTAAAGACTTAAATCAGGAATATGAATTCCGTATTGCTGGAAAATGTAATGCTGGTTTTATAAATATTCATGACATCAAAGGAACTCCTCGTAGTGTAATCACAGCATATAAGAAAAACTCTTTGGTGAATATTCAGGTTAAATGTGTTTATAAAAATGGTGTTGAACTTTGGCACAATGTTTTAACAACCAAAGGAAACAAATGGTATTCAATCGATAAATCATTCTTGGATGTTTTGACGGTTGGAAACATGAGAAAGTCATTCCCTGATATGTGCGATTCAAAGATATGGGAAAAAATGGGAGCCAAAACATGGGCGGACAAAGCCTTCACTCAAAACTAAAATAAAATCCCCCTTGATTGGTCAAGGGGGATTTCTTATAATTAACATATGGAAAATATTAAAGAAAAATTAAAAACCGCACTAAAACAATTATCGTTTTATACCGTAATCTCTCTTAGTTTTGTGGCGGGAGGGTCAATCGGATACTACTACAATTACATTAAAGTAAACTACACAAAACAAACACCAGTTGTTTCTGTTAAAAAAGATGAGGTTAAACTTGCAATTGATGAAAACAATAATCTATTGGTTATCAGAAAGAAAGATGGTTCATATACCATTTATCAAGATTCTGTTGGGTACATGATTTTTAATTTGTACGCAAAAAACATTTGGGGTCAAGCATCATCACCTAAAACACCTTCTAATTGATGGTAAAGAATGGACTAAAATATTTCTATTTGTTGTTTGCCGTTATGGTAATCCTTGCAGCTTTTAATTTGGTGGGATTAACAAGACCAAACGAAGGTTATAAACTTGAAAACATTGGAGGTAACCCAAACTCACCATACAGTCTTCAGGTTTATACTTCAATTGAGAAATATTCTAATGAATATAAAATCCCAAAATATATTGCATACAATATTGCCTTCCTTGAAACAAGGTATCAAGGACCATTTGATTGGGATTACCATGGGAAGTTAACATCATTTGCTGGAGCTAAAGGGCCAATGCAGATTATGCCAAAAACAGCAAATTACATCAGTGGTAGGAACATTACTCAAAAGGAACTATTACATAACATTGACCTGAATGTTCAACTATCAATGAAACTGTTACATAAACTACGTAAACAATATAATGATTGGGGGTTAATATGTGGATATTATAATACTGGATACCCTCAGATTAATGAATATGCTAGATTTTGTGTAACCAACAAAGATTATAAAAAAAATTGGGTGGAATATTAAAAATTGTTTGGTAGTTCCGATTTAAGTTGTATCTTTGTATTCACAAAACGATAAAGATATGACAAATACAGATACCACCACAATCGAAAAAGTTCAAAACTACACAGGAAAAAATTCTTTCATTGCGAAAATGAAAGATACCATCAATAAGTATGGTAAATTAACTCCAAGACAAGAAGAAGCGGTTGTTAACATCTTCCAAAGAGAAGAGAACGAAAGAACCGTTCAGATGAATTGGCCAACTCCAGGTGAGACTTTGATTATCGGTCGTAATGTTGGTCAAGACTTGAAAGAAACCTACGGATTGGAATTTAATCCTGTATTGATTGACATCACCCGTTTATTGTCTGTTAGTCCAAAGGCAATCAAGTTCTCAGGTAAGATGACCGTTAAACGTGGTAACCTTTGTGTGTGTTGTGGACGTGAATTGACCGATGAGTTCTCAATGTTAACCAAAATGGGTAAGACATGTGCAAGACACATGAAGATGGAATACATCAAAGACAGGTCTGAGGTTGAACGTTTCCGTCAAGATTACTTGAATCGTGTTGATGAGATTGGTGAATTTGAATTTACAATCCCAAAACGCCAAATCAGAAAGTGGGAAGGAATGACAGAATCTATCGTGAAAACAATTTAAAAAAAAGAATCCTCAACCTTGAAAAGCTGGGGATTTTTTCTTATTATTGTACCATGAGTTATATAATTATAAAAATGGTCAAAAATTTGGTTAGGTCAACCGAATTACCAGTAATCATCTTAGATGGTGAAGGAGAAGTATTAGAATTTGATACAATAGAACAAGCGGAAGATATGAGAAGCCGTTTTGAGATTAATTCAGATTCAGGTTACAAGTATAGAATTAAAAAAATAGGTGAACACCATGATACAATTACATAAAACTGAACAAGAACTTATTGACGAAATCTTAAAAGAATTCAACTTTGAAAAGTGCAAAGTGGTAATGGACCATTTGAATTGGACTTGGGGATATATTAACCAAGTCCCAAGTATTCAACAATTGAAAGAATCTGCAAGAGATAGAATTGAAAGTGCTATTGAAGGTTTGAAAGGTAGTAAAAAATGGTCTTATCACCAACCATATATGTCTTCAAGTGGTGGTTTGTGTGTATATGTTTGGAAGAATAGATATGGTCAAATATGCGACATTAAACTTGAGTTTGTCTTAACAGAATGGGATACTTTTTAAATATGTGAAAATGATTAATTTAGATTTATCAAAACAATTATCAACTCAATATTAGGGAAATCAACCCTTTCCGCACATTGGTGAAGATATCTGAACTTTAATATATTTATTAACAATGAAGGTATGTTTCAAAAATATTGATAATTCAATAACATCAAAACAAATCAATGTTATTAAAGAGTTTGTTAAATTTGTTCAGACTCATTTACCATTGAAGAAGGATGTTTACATTAATTTTTTACCTGATAGGAGTGTAAAAATGACCACAGGTGTTAGATTTCCTAAAGGTGAAATATTTGTGTTAAGTGGCAATAGATTATTGATTGATATTCTTAGAACATTAAGTCATGAATGGGTTCACGAATTCCAACACCAAAAAATGGGATTAAAAGACAATGCTAAAATTCAAAACATCGGAGGACCTGAAGAAAATATGTGTAATATTTTATCAGGTATTTTTATAAAAAAATTCGACAAAGAATTTCCAAAATATTCAAATGTATTGTATGGGGAGAATAAATAAAATTACTATAAGATAAATTAATTATCTTATAGTAATTGATTATCTTATAGTAATTGATTATCTGAATTTCTCCATTCTTTTTCTAATTAATTCTGCGGTTTCATAATCTTGATCATCGATTGCAGCTTTAAGATATACTTCGCACTCAATTTCATTTAATAATTCAATCGGTTTTCCATCAATCTTTCCACCTGATTTTGATTCACCAAGTTCTGATTTGAATCCTGGTTCTACTCCCATAGATTTTTTACACTCATCATAGTTACGTCTCCATAACGCAGACTTGTTTGTGTTAAAACAAGACCACTCGCATTTGTATGTGGTATCACCAATTTCAAGATAAATGTTGTATTCATTCCAACCAACAACCTTTACCAAACTTTGATTCAACTTTTGTATTGCGTAATATTCTTCACTATCTGTTTTTAGAATTATTTTATCACCAACAATCCAATCTTTAAATTCTGATTTTCGTGATTTCAATTGTATGGTGTGATATAAAAATCCAATTAAAACTGCTCCGAATAAACCACCTGTTAAAATTAATAATGTTATCATATTTTTATTATTTAGATTACAAAGATAATTGTTTTTTTAATATTATTCTTCTTTTTTATTTAAACGTTTGTAAACCTCATCCTCAACTCTAACTAAAAAATCAATTTCTTTTTCAATCTTACTATCAATTAATCTACCAAATCTTGGCATAATTTCATAAAGATTAGTATAAAATCTTGCTGAGTTAAACTTCAGTTTTATTTGACTGTATTTAAAACCAGGAATTTTGATTAAGTCCTGAAATACTTCATCCAAATATTCAATAACAGATGGATAACCAATATCCAAACCGTAATGACCATCTTCAAGATAATCTTTGTACTTTTCGTTAAATTCGTCTATTTTCATAATTTTAATCTTCTTCAGGGTTAAATAATTCAAAATGCGTGTTTTCATCCATTTCTTTCCATCCACCTTCACCATCTTGGTAAGTGAATGCTAAAGTCACGATACAATCACGAAGACCATCCATTTCTTTTTGGATTGAATCTACGTCAATTGAGACATGAGAATCCCAAGATTTGTCCTTGATATTCTTATTTAATTTTTCTGCGAGGGAGTTGTAGTTCCTTAACAACTGTCTCCTCAATCCGTCCATTGATACTTCCATTGTTGTATTAGTTTAATGAGTCAGGTAAATAAAGTAAAGTTGGGTTCTTCTTTTGGATATCAGGTACATCACCTTGTAAAGCCATAATCTTGTTGAACTCCATGACATCAAATCTACCAGTGATTAGGTGGTAACCACTTTTGGTTGGGATGGCGGCATAGATTTTATTTCCTTCAGGTCTGCATGAATTAACAAGTTTCATAATCTTCAACAAGGCTTCTTCACTCTTCATATCAACATCAACAATCCATCTTTTTTCTTGGGTTTTAATTTGACCCACAACTGAATCAAATAAACCTTTTTGATTGTGTTGTCCGTTTTGGATACGTTGCGCCAAGTTAACCATCATATTTAATGAAACATCAAAGTGATTTTGTTTTTGAACATGAATATATGCACGAGCCTTAAACATCTCACAAAGTTGTTTAATCTCGTCATATCTACGTTCAAGGTGATCAATACTTTCAATACAATAGGTCTTAATGGTCCTTACCGATTGATGGTTGTCCTTTTCACCTTCAGGTTGGTCTTTCTTTCTTTTGAACACATAAAGCATGTAGAAGTCACCTTCCTTATCAAAGTTCAAAAGCGGTTTAATTATTTCTAAATTGTTAATCATAATTCTGTTGTTGGTTTAAGCCATAATCCTTTTCCAAACATTATTTCTAATATCTTTGGATTAGTATATTTAATTTTTTCAAATAAGTCCAATGTTTTTAGTGTATCATGCTTCATCATTTTATAGACTTCATACATTTTAAACATGGGACAAATTTATTAAATTATTTTTTATTTTCCAATTTAATTTTGGTTTTTTATTTATAATTGTATTTATTATTAATGAAAATCATAATCACAGAAGAACAATTCAGCAGATTCAATAGAAGTAGTCCTGCATTACAGAATGGGATTAATAAGTATTTGAATCAATACATAGAAGGTGGTACTAGAAAGATTGGTAAAAAATCTCGTAATTATGGTAATCTTAGTGAAGATTGGTGTATTGATGGAAAAAATACAATAAGTGTTTATTATAATTTTGATGTTGACGGTAATTTTAAAGATGGTTATTTATACCTTGATAGAGAACTTGTAAAAACTATATCTAAATTATTTAGTGTTAAACCAACATATGTTTTCCATGTTATTGAAGAATGGTACCAAGATGTAATGATTCCAAAGTTTGAACAAATGGTTGGAGAATCTGGATTATATGTTGATAAAATAGATACATCTGAAAGTGTAGATGATTGTGTTCCTGAACCTGAAAAACCTGAAGGTATTACAGATGATGAAATGATTGACTTTATTGTTAAAAATACTTTATATTCTAAACCTGAGGTATTACAAAAAATAGAATCTGGTGAAAGAGATCTTGAAGATTTTTATTTAGATGTTGTTGATGTTATTAATCGTAAAAAAATAACGGGATTTTAATATGAAATACATTATTAGTGAAGAACAATTAACTAATGTTGTTAAAAAATTCAAAAAAGATGATGTTGATAGAGGTAAATTAGGTCATATTATTGAAAAACTTGTTTTAAGTTATTTTCAAAGGACTATTTGTGATGTGGTTGCTATATTCATACCTGATTTAGATGATTATATTGTTTTAATCTTAACACCCGATTATTATGGTGAGGAGACCACTACTAAAATCGCACGTAATATTGAAAATTATATTGGGATTAGTACAAATGTTATAATTACCCAATCACGAGATTGTGATAAGATGGATAAATAATTTATTCAAATTATTTTTTTATTTAAAGATTTCTACTATCCTTACAGTCTAAACCATTTTTATAAATTGTTATCTACATATGTCATCTGTAGATGAGACCAAAAAAACAACAGTCAAAAGTATTGGTAAAAAATGAATACGGAATGCCAACTGTTAATGGTAAAAGACTCCCTGCGTTCAGAGTTATTTCCAAAGGTAAAAAATAATTATGTATTGTTTGTTAAATCCTTAATTATTATATTTGCAATATGAATAAAGTAATTAACCGATTAATTAATGATGCAACCCAAGGAGTCGATACATATAAAACCAAAGACTCGACATGGCTTATATTTACGGAAAGTAAAAGATGGGTAATCGAACTCACAAAGGGAGGTACTCTATGGTATAATTATAATTTTTTTCAAGGAATATTGGTATACCTTTCAATGGATGTTATTGAAAATCAACACTATATTACCAAATGGGTTGAAGATAATGTTATAACTGGGGTGAAACGTATTAATGAGGACTACTCCGAAAATATTGAATTTGTTGAACACACCATTCAAAATGGGGTGAAAGACACCTATTCCAATTATGGTATTGGTATTTTTAGCGCTGATAAAGAAATAGTTGAACACACAATTCAAAATGGGGTGAAAGACATCCGAGTTTCAACTTATCAAAATACGTTTGCAGTTGAACACATCATTCAAAATGGGGTGAAAGACACCGAAGTCGAAAATTTCGACTTCATTAAAAGCGTTGAAGATACCATTCAAAATGGGGTAAAACATACCGAATATGGTGATTGGTTAGATGGTGATGAGAGATTTGATGATATCATTCAAAATGGGGTTAAAAAAACCCTAAGTGTGGAAGAAGGAACATTTACTTCTATTGGTTTTGGTGCTCACGTTGAAGACACATTACAAAATGGGGTAAAATATGTTGGCGGAATAGGTAATCCAAAGTGGGTTGGGAAAAAAGTTGAAGACACCATTCAAAATGGGGTTAAAGAAACAAAAATTGGTGCGCCTGATAATCGTGATTATTTTATTGAAGACGCCATTCAAAATGGTGTTAAACACACTGAAGCTGGTGGTTACTTAGGTTCTATAGAAATGAAAGGTAAAATAGTTCACCAACTTGAATCTCCAAAACAAAATGAGGAAGTTGAATATGTTATAGAAAATGGGGGTTAAACACACTATTTGTTCAAGTGCACCGTTTGTTTATGGTGTTAAAGATACTTTACAACACGGCGTGAAAGAAACTTTTGATAAAACTCATCATAGAAGACGAGAAGTTGTCCGAACTATAAGAGATGGAATTAAAGAAACTTATGACGATACTTATCACCATAAAAGTAGGGTTGATGGTGTAATTAAAAATGGGATTAAACAAACCTGTGCTCAGATACCATCAATTCAACCTGTGGTAGAAAGAATACTTGAAGAAGGTATAATTCAGGACTCACAAGATTGTTAGAAAGGTAATTCCCAAAATTTTATTTTTTATTATTGATAATTTTTAATATATTTGTAAGACAAATAATTAAATAACATCTTTATGGAAAAATTAATGAAAAGTTTTATTAATGAATCTCTTATAGGGACTAGTTTATATTACTATAAAGGTTCAATTTGGGTAATGTTTTCTGACAGAAACGAATGGGTTATTGAATTAAATCAACATAGAATGTTATTTTTTAATTATGAATTTTTTGTAGAACTATTTAAATATGTGTCTATGGATCCCGTTGTAAGTAAAAAATATATTGTTAAATGGGTTGAATCCATGATTAAAAATAAAATTAAAGATTCTTACGAGATTAATGATTGTAATGATCTTGGTAAAGTTGTATTATTAGCTGAAGAAATAAATTTAGAAGGGATCAGAGGGGTATTAGAAATCAATAATTTTTTTAAAAGAGGATTTGACGATGCTATTCAAGATGGTGTTAAACTTACATAAACATATTATGTGTGTTTAATAGTTTTACCTCTATCAACTAGTGATTTAATGTTTGAACTTTTTTTAATTAACTTTAATATGCTGTTGAATAATGCGGTACTTTCTGGTAATGTGAATTTTGACGGTGATTTTCCATCTCTTTTATTTTCGCAAAATTTCATAACTTCTTTTTTTGCTGAAAGCATTTTCAGTTTGTCTTTTGCGGTATTCATAATTTCACTACCATATAAATCCAAATAACCTAACACGGCTGAATATAAATCAGACGATGTTTGTTCTGTTATTATTCTATTAAATTGAGATTCGGTTATAATGTATTTCATAGTTTATAAATATACCTCAGCTCCAATATTAACCATCGATCTAATTTCTTCTTCGGTGTATTTTTTGGAGATTGGAGTTTCTCTCAACCACAAATCAAGACCAACTGATTTAAGGTTTCCAAGAGATTTAATCGGAGTTCCCTCTAAATACAACTTACTTCCAACCGACTCAAGATCTCCAAGAGATTCAATTGAAGAATTATCCAAATCAAGATAACCTCCAACCGATTTAAGGTTTCCAAGAGATTTAATTTGTGATGCGACCAAAGTCAAATTACCTTCGACCGATTCAAGGTTTCCGAGAGATTCAATCGAAGATTTTGCCAAATACAAATCACCGCTTATTCTATAAGGAGGATTATTTCTTTTTTTCAAAAATGATTGTAACATCTTCCATTCATTAAAATGAGCATAAGGAATTGTTAGGATTTCTTCTTCTTCCTGTTCGGATATTAACTTATATTGTCTCTCGGTTATGATGTATTTCATATTTTATATATCCTTAACAAAAGTTAAATAAGCTGCAATTTCATTTTCGGTGTTTATAACCTTCAAATTGAATCTATCTTCAACTTAATATTTTTTTTTGACATTAACAATCTTGAGTGTTCTTATTATAGAAGTTTTCAATCTTCTCACCATACATATCCATTAGCTGATTAACAAAGGTTTCATAACCAATATGATCGATGATAAAATTTTCTTTATCATCAATCTCAAAATTATCAGGTTCATATTGTTGGATAATATCCATAACCAAGCTGTCTATATATTTTTCTAATGTGGGGTAATAATCACAAAAATCAATATCTCCATAAAAGTCATCCGCAGCATCAATTATTTGTGATGCTTCACTCATAATATCTATTAACCTTCTTTTTAAACTAAGAATTTTATTATACTGAGATTCTGTGATAATATATTTCATATTTTATAAATATATATAATCATTTAAATATATATATATTATTATGAGAGATGCATTTAAAGTTATAGGTAAACAAATTGACTATATGGATAAGACATGGGTAATAAATGATTTTTATTATGTCCCAACAAATCCTGACATATATGTTGAATTATTTAATGGGGGTTATAAAATGAACGTAAAGTTAGACGTAATTAAAGATTTAATCACTACGCCATATTCTTTAGAACAGATTCAAGAACACCAATAGAATCTTTATCTTGTTTGGTTTTAACCTTTTTACTTTTTAAGTAAGTTAGAGATTCCAATAGTTCATCTCGTTTGGATGGTTTTTTAACCTCAACTATTGGTTTATTTGTGGTGCCTGTGATAGATGGTTTGACAGGTTTTTGATCAGAAAACAATGCATTATAAATTTTAATTGATTCGTCTGTATTACGAACAAATGCGCGAATAGTTAAGAGTAGAAGTAATTTTTCCATACCACAAATATACGAAAAAGATTTTAAATCTCGGTATCTGAAATAAATGTTACTATTAACAATTCTGATGAGATATTAACTTCGGGACAAATACTTTTTACTATTTGTGCACATTCTTTGGTGAATGAAGTTAGTATAGTATTACTAAGAGGCCCGTTATTTTCAAGTTGAGAAAAGAAACTATCTTTAATAAAAATCTTCATATCAAAATTTGGCGCGACATTATGAGTTGTACCTGAAAACGATACTACAGGAGAAGACTCAACCAAACTTTTTATTTTAACAACATATGGAAATTCCTTCTTAAGGTATTTCTCAACTAAATCTAAATTACAATTCATATTTCTATTTTAATAAGTATAATCAAATTATTTAATAAAGACAAAGGTATTTATAAATAATGAACTTACAAGAGAATATAAATAGAATCAAAGAAATGATGGGGGTTATTACTGAAGGTAAAGACCCGAAAACAGGAACAGGTAAAAAACCTGAAGGTTCTGACAGAAGATTATATACAGATGAAAATCCAAGTGATACTGTATCAGTAAAGTTCAGAACAAAAGAAGACATTATTGACACATTAAATAAAGATAGTTTTAAATCAAAACCACATAATAGACAATCTCAAATAATAAATCTTATTCATCAAAGAGTAAGAGCGGCTTATCAGAACGCCAAAGACCCTGAAACAAAACAAAGGTTAAAAAGGGCTTATGATTATATTGAAAATGTAAAAGAAAAGTCAAAGGAAAAGACAATTAGATTACAGAAAGAAGGTTTGGATGATAAATGGACACACGGAGAAGATACGGTTACATTAAAACAATTGTTGAAGATTACCAAAGATATTCCTGTAACCAAAATGTCAACTAAAAAACTTATGAAACATGCTCTTCACGGGGATAATCCTGAGGAGATGAAAAAGGTTGACAAGACAAGTTTAAAATATCCTGTCCTTGTTTTGGTTAGTGATAAGGGTTTAATCAAATATATTCTTGATGGTCACCATAGAATACAGAAGGCGAACAAGTATGATATCAAAATGGTCAATGTAAAGTTAATTAAATTCAGTGAACTACCTAAAAACTTTAAAAAAGTTTTGGGTGGAGAGAAAGAAGAACAAACCGAGGGCGAACTAACCGAGAGGTGTTGGAAAGGATATACTCAAAAGGGTATGAAGACAATGTTTGGTAAGAGATACCCAAACTGTGTAAAGATAAAGAAATGAAACTACAAGAGAATATAAATAGGATTAAGGAAGTGATGGGGTTAAACGAAGTGTTTGATGACATCAAAGGGGTTCCGTTATATCATAAGACTTCAACAAACAGAGGATTAGATATAATCAATAGTGACGCATTAAGAGCGGGTTCATTACCATCAGGAGATTACTTATCATACGACAAACGATTAGCCAGAACAAAACATCAAAACGCAATATCCTTTACAAGAGATAAAAATTGGGTACCAGGTTATACGATAGGAATAGGATTGGAATCACCTTTGGAAGATTCAAATATGACCTTTGTTGTCGATAGAAATAAATTAAAAACAAAGTATAGGGTCGAACCATTCAATTACCAAGGAATTGAACCTGATTACGAACATCACAAGAAGAACGATGAATTGGAAGAACGTGTGATGACAAATGAAATATACCCATTACATCGTTATCTTATTGATATTATTTACACGGGGAATGACCCTGAAGTACAACAGCAAATAGACAATTATCTAAAAAATAATTAACGCCAGCCACACAACGACAGAAATTAATAATAACTTGGTTCGGGGTTGTAGAAACTAATACTTTGTAATGTATCGTGGGGATAAACGTATTTAAATAATTCTTTAACCTTTTGTTTTATTTCTGTTGTATCCAAATCAATGAGAACATCAGGTTTAATTCCCAAGAATATAGTATAATAGTATTTCCCTTCATTATCATAAGACACAACCTTAATATCGTTAATCATGGGGTATTCACCATCAATCATTCTGAGAATAATTCTTTTAAGGGTTTCGTTGTTTGTCATAATAATAAATATGTGGGGATAATAGATATTCAGTTCATTCACTTCTGTGGGTGAGGTTCGGGATAAACCCTCACACACCGCACATACGTTCATTCTCTGATTATCCATTATCGTAACGGATATTACAATAATCTACATTACGATAATTAAATCGTGAAGATATATTTGACTAACACAATCTTTATTCTATTTTTGAAAATGTATGAAAGATTTAATTTTTATTACAGCTTTTTGTCCAACAGAAGAACAAGAAAGAGTTTTGGAAAAATGTGTTGATTCGGTTTTACAATGTGGTAAAGATATTGCATTAATATCTCATTCACATATACCAATACATATTCAAAAAAAATGTCAATATTATCTTTATGACCATCTAAATGATACGTCCGATGATTATAATTTATTAGGGCATAATCATTTCAGTTTTAATAATCAAAAAATACAATCAAGATTTTTTAGTAAAACATTTTATGGATTTGCAATTTATAGAATGTTTTCAATGGTAAGTCAAATTGCCATAAATTTTGGATACGACAATATTCATCATATTGAATATGATTGTGAGTTATTAGATAAAACTTTGATTGATAAAAATAGTGATTATCTTAAAGAATACGATTCTGTTATATGTACAGATAATGGTAAAAAAGATGGATTTCTTTTTGGTTCCTTTAAGTCTTTTAAAGTAAGTTCATTACCTGAACATTTTAAAAACTATAATAGAGATTTCATTGAAAATGAAATGAAAGTACTTGAGCCAAAACAATTAGAATTCTTTACAAAAAATCTTTTCATGAATAACGGAAAGGTATTATTTCAAAATGAACCATCTGAGGATAAATTCAAAAGAGGTAAGGCATTTTACAATAGAAATTTACATTACACATTATATTACAACCCAATTGATTTAACCTTAAACATTTTTTATAATTCAATAAATGACAATGAAGAAAATATAGTTGTTATTGTTAATAAAGAAAAAGTAATTAATATTTCGGTTAAACCAAATCATTGGCATATAAGAAGTTTGGGAGTTTTTGACAATATAAATCATGTAAGAATAGACAATTTAAAAAAAGTTATATATGAAAAAACATTTGATGATAAGTTTAGAGAGGTTTTTAAAATAAAGGCATACATAATGGATATTGAATGAAAAAAATAATAAATTTCACACCAACAGGAACTCAAACCACAAGGAGTAATTCATTTGCACCATTAACACCAAATGAAATAATTGATTCAGTTTATGAGGCAAACGAGATTGGAATATCTATTGTTCATTTACATGCAAGAGATGAGGTTACATTAGAGAATACCTACAAGAAAGAAGTATATCAAAGGATAATAGAGGGGATAAAAATATATTGTCCTGAACTATTAATTTGTGTATCATTAACGGGAAGAAACTTTCCTGAGTTAGAAAAAAGGTCGGAGGTATTACAATTATATCCTGACATGGGTTCACTAACAATGTCATCATTAAACTTTCCATCAGGGACATCAATCAATCAACCTGAGATGATATTATCTTTAATCAATGAGATGGATAAGTATGGGGTTCAACCTGAGATAGAATGTTTTGATACAGGGATGTTAAACTATACAAATTACATTATTTCAAAGAACATATTACAGCCACCATATCACATCAATATCATATTAGGAAACATGTACAATGGTCAATGTGATTTGGGTACCTTATCAACAATCAAAAACAATCTACCATCAAACTCATTTACCTGTTTGGGTGGAATAGGTTCACAACAACTAAAGAGTACAACATACGGGTTATTAGATTTTGATGGAATTAGAATCGGGTTGGAAGATAATCTATATTACAAAGATAAGGTAAAGACAACAAATATGGAGTTATTAAAACGTGCCCATAGGATAATGAATGAGTTGGACATGAAACACTATACATCAAAAGAATTAAGAGAAAAAGGATATGGCAACAAAATTATTAATATTAGGTAAGGGGGATAATAACATTACGATGATATTGGATAACTTGTATTCACATAATACAAGACAACCTGATATTCACGTATACAATAATTTGAATCTACCAATCCTAAACACATTTGAACATGATAGATTTAATATTGAAATGTTTAACACGGTCAATATGGATGACTACGACTTGATGGCTCTTGGTGTATATCAACCATCACATAAGATAAAAATCGTGGAGACATTAAATCCTGATAAGAACAAATTCATGAATATAATTCATGATGGTTTGGATATCTCTTACACGAGTAAACTTGGTCGTGGACTTCTAATCAATTCAAAGGTATCAATTGCCGCACACACGACCATAGGAGACTTTGTATCAATCAACAGACATGTTTCCATAGGTCATCATACAAACGTCGGTGACTATTGTTCTATCAACCCAGGAGTTAACATTGCGGGAAACGTAACCATAGGAGAAGGAACAACAATAGGAATAGGTGCAAATATAATTGACGGGATAAAGATAGGAAAGAATTCCATAATAGGTGCAGGTTCAGTTGTAACAAAAGACATTCCCGATAATGTAATTGCTTACGGTAATCCATGTAAAATAATTAGAGACAATGAAACACAATCCATATAAGATAGTACAAATGTTTGAGGAGGAGATTGCCGAATATACGGGAGCTCCATACGCAGTGGCATTAGATAATTGCACTGATGCATTATTTTTATGTTGTACATACTTGAATGTGGAACATGTTACAATACCTAAGAAGACTTACTTATCGGTTCCACAGGCTGTAATGGCATCAGGGGGAAAACTATCTTTTGATGATGTGGAGTGGAAAGGGTTGTATCAATTAAAACCATACCCAATTTATGATTCAGCAAGAAGATTCACTTCAAATATGTATATACCAAATACATTCATGTGTTTATCGTTTCATCCCAAGAAGACACTAAAAATGAGAAAGGGTGGAATGATTCTAACTGATAATGAAGAGGCATACAAATGGTTTAAGAAAGCAAGACACGAAGGTAGAGATGAAATACCATATACCCAAGATAATATAAAGTTTATGGGATGGAATATGTATATGACACCACCTGATGCCGCAGAAGGATTGTGGTTAATGTCGTCAATGCCAAAGGATAATGAAGATACAATAGAGGATTATCCTGACCTAACAAGAAATGATTTATTCAAATTGTAGTCTATTATAAAAAAGTTTGGGGTTATTAATAATTGTGGTATCTTTGTATCTCACAAATAAAGACAACTTAAAACTATGACAGCTTTAGAACTAATCGAAAACGTGGAGATTTTAACTCAAGAACAGTATGAAATTGTAGATGCATACGACAAAGAGAATTCTACTAATTTAGTTTGGACTTATTTGAATAACATTGGTCCTGACTTTTATACAGGGATTACTCGTTGGTTAAACACTAACATATATTCAGAAGCGGATAAAGAAGAGTTTGATTTACAAAAGGAGATGGGTTATTAATTATCTAAAACTATGTGTATAAGACAATGCGTTCGTATTGAATACTCCATTTATAATAGTCAATAAAGGTACACTCCAAACATCCACACTTCCAAACAAACTCTCAAGCCTTTCATACATCTCATCAGATAATATAATGGTATCAAACTCTTTGTTATTTATATTAGGGGGATTATAACAAGGTTCAGGTAAATCACCTTTAAGTTCGGAAGGGTAATCACCATCATCATCGTAGTACTTACTATTAACCAATTTAAATAGATAATCGTTATATTCACTATCAGGTAGAACAAACCCTACAGCATAAGGGTCACAACAAACACCCATACCACAGTTAAATTCAGCCCAATCATAATAAGAATCATCAAATCCTTCAAATGACATATTAATGTAGTTGTGAATGACTTTAGTAAGTTTAGATTCTGTGATGGTTACTTTCATATGAAATAAATATAAGAGTATGTGGTTAATGTGAAACTAATTCACTCACTCCATGGGTGTCTACTTCGTGACACCATTCCCTTCGTTCATTCCTTTCACATTCCCCCACCTTATAACTTGTCCCCACCAAACGACAAGACATATGACATGTGATGTAGTGGTTAGATAATATATAGTATAAAAAGACAATATCCTACGGATAATAGATAACATACTATCTACGACCTAACCATATAGTGTGGGGAATGAGATGGACTCGTAAGATAAGACCTACGGTCTATGTTTATGTGAGTCCATTAGTCTCCCACTTATCACCACATGACTTGTCTCCACTATGAAGGGACATATAATATCCACCACGTATGGGGTTAAATAACCTATCGGTTCACTCCTATAGTCGGTCTTCGACACTCGTTGAAGGGGGATAAAATCCCTCTGTAACACTCACTACGTTCGTTTCACCGCCCATTACACTAGACACTCCTTTTTTATCTGGAAAACGTATATAGTAAAAATATGGTCCTCACACTATCGTCAGGGGGAAAAAAGTGGTCATTATACTATCCACATAACCATATCGGTGGTAAAAAGTGGGGGATAGTGTAGTGACAGGAATACCACAAAAGGGGGTCAGGGGATTATCCCCATGCTAACGCGTCCCCTGACATTTTGACAAATCCAAATTTTTACCCCTAAAGTTACCCACATCCCCAAACTTTTTATCCCCCTGTCATAGTGTCATGTGGAAAAGTATATTTGTGGATAAGTTTATTTTATGTGTTCCGTAACCCTAATCTGTTCACTTTGTTCACAATGTGAATATATTTATCCACATGGAAATAACTGTGGACACATTGTCATATGCAATGGACGTAATAGAGGTGGGGAGAATAAGAATGGTAATCTCTCTCAACGAGGAAGTGGAACTCGGAACATTATATTTTGAGAAGGCGAAGAGAACCTTCCAACGAAAACCAATAGGGATGGATGCGTGGGCATGTGTGGATGCAAAGATAGAGGGGTTATATGTCCATGGTGGTGAACACATAACCCCCAAGGATATGGTAAGGAAATGTCAGGACCTCATCAAAGAGAACGGTTACTAACCCC